TGCGTTTACAGTAATCATCCTTGCGATTTTCACTCTTGTTATTAGTCCGGCATTATCATTTATGTTTGCTTACATAGGTGGATGTATACTGAAATTTTTTGTAGGAGACGCATTGGTTAATGGACTAAATATCATATTTAATACAACTAGATTTACGAAACCAATGATCCCTGTTATTTGTGCAACAATTGCAACAATTGGTAAATATTTTAAAACAACAGTCGATATGTCAAGACATAAAGGACAGTAGGAGTTTTATATGAGAGAATATCATATTTATATGTAAAGAACAAAAGTAGTTGAATATCATTGCGAATGGGCCAAATATAAATGGTTACCATGGGAATATCTCGGATATCTAACAGGTACTAAAGAAGTGTATACATATTTCGAAACAAAATACGATAAACAATTTTATAATAAGTTTAATTATTTTGAAGATGAATACATGCACGGTAGATGTTACTTTACGACAACAAAAGAATATCACAGATATTTGATTATGGATGATTATGGTAATGTACGAGACTTTCATCAGCTTACTAAGAAATATAAAAAGAAATACTATCGTACATATCATAAACATCATGGATGGAATATTCATTGGGCTTCAACAGTGCCGGATCAGCGTAAAAGTATTACACCAGAAGAGATTGTAGAGGTAAGAAATGAATATGGTATTACTCTCAAGCCTATAAAACCAAAAAGAAAAATAGATTCATGGGATTATGAGAAAGGATCCAAAGTGTCTGGTTGGAAGATGCAGAGTAAGAGAAGAAAACAGTGGAAAGCAATGGAGGGTATTTAAGATGATTAATAGTTTTACTGGAGATTATTACTTTTTAAGTAACTTTTATATGGCACCGGTAAGTTACAACGGATGGGACTATACAAATAATGAAGCAGCTTTTCAAGCGCAGAAAACAAAGAATCGTAGACTAAGATTCCAGTTATTTTCTAAAGCTAGCCCATCAGAGGCAAAGGCAACAGGTAGAAAGATTGATCTGAGATCAGATTGGGAAGAAGTAAAAGATAAAGTAATGTATGAAATCGTACTGGCTAAATTCACTCAGAATCCAGACCTTAAGGAAAAGTTACTTGCTACAGGTAATGAACATTTGGAAGAAGGAAATACATGGGGAGATACAACTTGGGGAACTGTTAATGGTATTGGAGAAAACAGGCTTGGTAGAATTCTTATGAAAGTAAGAAAGAAACTGCAGGAGGAATCAAAGTGAAAAAGGCAGCTACTATATTAATTCTTCTGCTTATCAGTGTATTTATGTTGACTGGATGCGCTAAATGTATTGATAAGAAAGAAGAAAGTGTAAAAGTCAAAATTGTTAATGAATACTATAAGCCGAAAGAAGTTCATTTTACAGGTATGATTAATCATGTTCCACAATTTCGGACAGATTATGCCGAGTATGAAATTACGGTAGACTATAACGGAGTGGAATATTCACTTAGTGATGAAAGTACATATCGTAAATATCATGGAAGAATAGGACAAACAGTGTCTGCCGTATTGATTACAAAGACATATGATAATGGCAATGTTAAACAATATATTAATTGTTTAGGAGGATTATAAGATGAAATATTACAATGGATATTTTAAAGAACTCAAGAATGAAATTGTACAGTGGATCAGAGACTGGTTCGATCAGAATGGTCCCGGATGCAATGCAATTGTAGGAATCTCTGGCGGAAAAGATTCTTCTGTAGTAGCAGCACTTTGTGTAGAAGCTCTTGGAAAAGATCGTGTAATTGGTGTACTGATGCCACAGGGTCAGCAGAAAGATATTTATGCTGCGTACAAACTTTGTGAATTTCTTAATATTAAGTCTTACGAGATTAATATTGGAGATACGGTTCGAAGTGTACTGGCAAGGCTCGAAAGCTCAGGAATCGAGATCAGTGAACAGACAAAAATAAATCTTCCGGCACGTATTAGAATGTCTACATTATATGCTGTCTCTCAGTCTTGTAATGGAAGAGTAGCAAATACATGTAATCTTTCAGAATCATATGTCGGTTATGAAACCAGGTATGGTGATTCGGCAGGTGATTTTAGTCCGTTAGGAAAATTAACTGTATATGAAGTTAAAAAACTTGGATATGAATTATTGCTTCCTACAGAACTTATTGAAAAGATCCCGATAGATGGCTTGTGTGAAAAGACAGATGAGGACAATTTAGGATTCCCATATGAAGTTCTGGACAGATATCTTCGTACAGGAGAGATTGACGATCTGGATGTAAAAGCTAAGATTGATTTAATGCACAAACGATGTCTTTTTAAATCAGAGAAGATCCCGGTATTTAATCCTGGATTAAAAGTGGAGGTAGCATAATGGATGACGTAGTATTTACATCATTCTTTTTAATCGAAATTTATTTCACAATTGTTTTAGTGGTTAATTGCGCGATAGATGAATTATTACCAATAGGAGAATATAAAACGTGGCTCCAAAATAAAAACTGGTTTGGGAAAATATATACTGCTATCGTAATTATATTTACTATTCCTGCAGCAATTATTATATATATCGTTCTTTTCATTGTGTTCTTAATACCATTTATTCATATGCTTGGAATTAAAAAGGAGAAGAAATAATATGAAACCATATGATGTTGGGCTTGTTTGTGGACGTTTTCAAACATTCCATAAAGGCCATGAAAAACTTATTGATACTGGGTTATTACTTTGTGATCGAATGCTTATTCTCGTCGGTAGCGCTCAAGAATGCGGGACAGAACGTAATCCTTTGAATGTCAATACTAGAATCAAGATGATACGTGAAGTGTATGGTGATAATCCGAATATTATGATTTATGCATTATCAGACCTTACTGATGAAAATGATATCACACCAGATTGGGGTAGATATCTTCTTCAAAATGTGGATCGGTATATTTATAAAAATCCAGATGTAATGATTTATGGTAATGATGATAGCCGGAGTGGATGGTTCGACAAGAAAGATTTAAAGAACACAACCGAATTAATCATTAATCGTGAAGAATTACCCATCTCTGGGACCATGTTGAGAGCACTTATGATACAGGATAAACGGCGAGAATGGATGACTTTTGTGAATCCTAAGTTACATAAAATGTATGATGAAATTCGTAGTGAACTTATGGAAAGCATAAAGGAGAATTAAAATTATGATAAAAACATTAAAGGAATTATATTAAATTAATGGAGGAAGCAGATATGACACCAGGAATGCCGCAACAATTGCCTTACGTATCACCACCAGATAAAAAAACGTCTCAGGAAAAATCCGGTAGTAACATTGTTGTTGAATGGATGTCAGCAATAAAAGAAATTGCAGAAAATGGATATGTCTTGCCTAGCACAAACGTTCATTCGAAAGATGAAAAATTTCAAAGGATTATTGGTATGTGTAATGCAGTTATTATGGTATTAAAGGAGGATTAATATATGGAATTTGCAAAAGCAGCAGCATGGATTTCAACTGCATTAGCAGTAATAATAGGCATGAAAATTACAGAATCGCCATGGTGCCTATGGGCGTTTTTGTTACCTTTATTAATGAGTTAAGATAATATGAGGAATAAGGTTAAATGGCAAAATATCTAATGAAATATAAAGGTACTTACAGACTAAAAGCTGCGATAGATCAAAGTACCAATGATTATCCCAGAGATGATTCTGGAGGAATAGATTCAAGTTTTGATGATATTTATATTAAGTGTTATGGTGGTGCTCAAATATATCATTATGGTTTTTCTACTCTTGTAGCTTATATCCCATCTATAGGAAGAGGACACAATATTTTAAAAGCTATAGCTAATGATATTGGGTTACCGGAATATGAAACTTATGAAGAATTATATAAGGCACTTGAAGATGAAGGAACTGTACGAAGTATCATGGAAAACGACAAAGAAATAGAGTTTAAGTTCCATGCTCGTAAGTTAGAATACATAGCACTTTTTCTTAAACCTGCGATTGCAGGAGCTGATATTAGTCCTTTCTCGACTAAGAACTTACCCAAATGTGATTACCCTATTCCTGAGGAAGATTTAGCAGAATACAACGCTATTTTGGATTCTATGGACAGTAAGGATTACTTGTTAGTCTCTAGGGTAACCGATGCTTTTTTGACCAATAAACTTCAAAAAAGTAAGCAGTATAGGACAATTGATTTGAAAAAAGATATGAAGAAAAAATGTTTAAAAACTAAAGAATATATCCATTCATTAGGCGAATGGAATGAATATATTGAATATTTAAAAAAGGAGATTTGTAAATGAAAAGAATAGCAAAGTTTGAAAAAGTGAGCTTAGAAGAATTCATGAAAGATTGGTGTGACACATTCGAATTAGACGCCTCTGACGCTGACACGAGACGTGAAATAGAAGGCATTTATGGTAGTATTGAGCTTCCTAAAAGAGCAACAGTAGGAAGTGCCGGTTATGACTTCTTCACACCGCTTACACTTAATATGAAACCAGGTGAAACAGTAAAAGTGCCAACTGGAATTAGATGTAAGATTGAAGAAGGATGGGTACTGAAATGCTATCCAAGAAGCGGCCTTGGATTCAAATATCGTCTGCAGCTTGATAATACAGTAGGTATCATCGACAGTGATTACTATGATTCTGATAATGAAGGTCATATCTTTATTAAAGTTACTAATGATAGTAAAAGACCATGGAAAAATCTTGATGTACTTCGCGGAGAAGGATTCGCTCAGGGTATTTTTGTTGAATATGGTATTACTATTGATGATGAAGCTGCAGGAGTACGAAATGGTGGATTTGGAAGTACAACAGAGAATGAATAGGAGGATTTTATGTGGATCAGAAGTCAAAATCAAGAAAATTATTTAGATGCATCTGGAAAGACATTTTCTATATATAATGGGAATCAGATTCGTATGAAATACGCAAATAGTTCTGTATTGCTTGGAGAATATTCTTCTTCTAAAAAAGCACATAATGTATTGAATAAACTAAGAAAACAAAATGATAAATGGCATTCTATGAATGTATTTTATTCAGGCAATAATACGGTTTTATCTATTTCATCTACGAATAATGTACTTGCTACACTAGAAGAAACCAATACATTTGAAATGCCACAAGATGAGGACGAATAACATATGCTTACAACAGACAGAGAAAAAGCTATATGCGAAAAATATAGCGCATATGATAAAAATAATCGTGTCCATTGTGATGAGTGTTCACTTATTAAAGGAGATCCTACTCAACATGACTTCCGGTGCAAAGCGAATAGTCATTATAATAGACACACTCGTGAATGGGAATATGATGATTAAAAGTAAAAAAAAGAGGTACTCCGTATATGGTTAGTGCCTCTTTAAAGAAAAATGTGTATGGTTATATGTATGAATGCTATACATCAAATACAACCATGTATAGTATATCATTTTATTTGATAAAAAGAAAGGATAACTATGAAAATTCGACTAAATAATTCAGCAGATGCTACGGCTGTTGTATCTATTGCAAATAAGTTTAAAGATTGCGATATTGATGGTAGTATAGGACGATGCATTATAGATTTGAAATCTATATTAGGAGTATTATCATTTGGTCTTCCGAAAGTAATTGATATTACAGTAAGAAGCGATGATAAAGCTTTAGTTAAAGAATTTGAAGATAGTATAATGTTCTGGAGGTGCAATGACGATGGATGAAATGTTAACTCCAACAGATATACAAAAACATCTTAAAATAGGACGTAACAAAACATATCAGCTTATTCAATTAAGTTCTTTTCCTAAAATAAAAATAGGAAATACATACAGGATTCCTAAAGAAAAGTATCTTAAATGGATATCTGATAATATACGTAAAACAATATTTTTATAGTAAAAAAATGGGAGCTATATCGAAATGATATAACTCCCTTATTTTTAATCAAGTAAATTTATGACTTCTGATTTATGTTTATTCATGATATGCATATATATGTTATAAGTTGTGGAAACATCTTCATGTCCAAGTATCTCTGATATTACCTTGATATCTACAGGTTGGTTCTGTTCCCATCCTTTCTGCAGCAGCATAGATCCGAACGAATGCCTAAGATCATGTAGGCCGAAGCCATTAGATTCGATGCCAGCTCTCTTGAGAATCGCTTTAAGTGTTCTGGTAAGAGTTGATTGTGATGGCGGAATATTGTTCTTAGTTACGAATATATGGTCATCTCCGGATGCTTCCAGTCCAGGAGACACAGTTTTAAGCCAGAGCAGCTGTTCCTTTGCACGATTTGCTAGAGGAATGACTCTGATTGACTTAGGACGCTTTGGTGTATCTATGAGCCACTGATATTTGCCATCTACTTTAATACGCTCCATTGTCTTATCTATGTTAATGGTATTATTCTTAAAATCTATATCTTTCCATGTGAGAGCATAAGCTTCTCCTATACGCATGCCAGTATAAAGAACTAACAGACAGAACCTGGCATTACGTCCATAGATGTAATCGCCTGTCCTTACGCCTGGCAAAGCAGAGTCTGCTTTCATAAGAGCCGTATTATAAAACTTTTCAGCTTCTTCTAAAGATAAAAAAGAGTGTTCTTTCTTCTGTACTGCATATTTTGACTTATGTGGCATCTTAATCCCTTTTGCAGGATTCTCTGTGATGATATTACAGGATACAAGATAGTCGAAAACAATATTGAAAAGAGTGCGTGTCTTTTTAACAGTGCTCTCAGAATATTTCTTCGACATATTTGTATAGTATGTTTGAATGACAATCTTGTCTATAGCAGCCATCTGGACATCAGCAATCGGATTAGTTTTAATATAGCAGCGATTTGTAGACTGAAGAGTAGCATAGTTATTTGTCTTGAAAGTCGGCTCCAACGTCTGCAGGATATTATCTATACATTCCCCAAGAGTCATCTTACGATAATCTTTTTGGTTAACCCTCATACTCTTAGCTTCAAATTCTTGTATCTTGCGTTTTACGTCAGCTTTTGTCCTTCCTACAAATTCTTTTCGGCTTGTCATACCAACATATTTCTTACGGTACCTATAGTATGTAATGTCATTCTTTGTTACAGTATCCCATGATCCTGAACCTTTTTCCCTTCTTGCCATATACATCCCTCCGTTGTACAAAATTACACTAATTTTACTTACAAAATAAAAAACTTTACTTTTTTCCAAAATTATGATAATATGAATTATGTGTTAAGTAAATTATAGCATACGGATAAGGATGAAGCAATAATTATTTCCCCCTTATCAATGTGGGAAATGAAATATTCCCCCTTATTTCCCCCTTATGAATTAAATTTAATAGGGTGAAAAGGGTATAAACTAACACGACTAGGTATCAAGTTTTACAACTGAATATCTCTTGCAAAGTGGCTTTAAAGCCAGTAAAATCAATGCTTTTCAGTATTTACAAAGGTTTAAAAAGATTGATTTTCAAGATACGCGCCTGTAGCTCAGTGGATAGAGCAGTGGTTTCCGGTACCCATGAAAAACCGACTTAGAGCCTTATAAAACAAGCACTTCTTAAAAACTTCACCCTTATTTCACCCTTATTAAATCGAAAAGAGGTAGTTAAAAAATGGCAAGAGTAAGAAAAGTAGAGCTTACATCAGAAGAAATTAAGGCACAAATTACATCTATAGAAGAACAAATTACTAAGCTTACAGAAGATATCAAAGGCTTGAGAGTGCAGAAAAAGAATCTTTCTAAAGATTTTGTTGCAGCAGAGAAGAAAGAAGCAGCCGTAAAAGAAGAACAGTCTATGAAAGATCTTGCCAAATTACTTCGAGAAAAAGGACTTTCTGTAGAAGACGTTCGGAATATGCTTGATAAAGAATCAAAGTAAAAAAATGGGTAGCCAAGTATAATGCTTGACTACCCATAAATTATAGTACATTGTCTTTTGTATATCTGACTTCCAGAGATTCAATATCTGGAAGTAATTTCTCATGATAAATATCATTTCCACCAGCCTTTTCATAAAGCTTTCCCATCTCTAGGAATGTCTTTAATCCATCCGGTGTGATGTACCCTTGTGCCATAAAGTCTCTATGCATTCTCCAGAGAGAACTTCTAAATGATGCTACAGTACACTCATCTTGATTAGTTATAAAGTTCTGCATCAAAGTTGTAAGATCAGTAAGCTGTGTGCTCAGAGTATTTTGATTTGTTCTCAGATCATCTCTGATATTAATGGACTGGTCATGATAATTATGTTGAGACTGCTCAAAATCAGCAATTTTCTGTTCCATATCAGACAACTTCTTCTCTAAAGCTTTCTTCTGTAGAGATGCTTTTGTTTCGAGACCAAGAACATCAAGAAGTTTCTCCCATCCAGCTTTTAAAGCTATAACAAGCATTGCACAAAGAAGTAAAGATATGATCACATTGATCTCACCAAACTCATGGATTTTCTGTATCTGTTCAATACCCATGACGTACCTCCTTATGCCTTAATGATATATTTGGCTGATACATAGCCAACATATTCTTTTTTAGTGATTGATACTTTGTACCATCTGTCACCTTTAGTATCTTTTGTAACTCCGAGGACATTAATAAGATTGTCTTTATTTAACATCGGATACTCTGGAAGTAACGGATGTTCAGTACCGGGTTTTTTGCGAACATTCAATTTACTTGCAGTTACTTTTCCTACAAATGGATATTTTTTTGTAGTTGTTGCAGCAGGAGTATTAGGATTTTTAATGTTAGATTTTTCTACATACCCTATATATTTTGCAGCGATACGAACCTGATATCTTGTACCAGATTCACCGATGATATCCACAAGATTACCTGCATTAAGTTTAGGATATGTACTTAACTTAGAAGCTCCTGTAGCGCCTGAGAATACATCTGTTCCATTAGCTGTACAAGAACCTACCCATGCAGTATAAGATGGCTGTACAGGTGCAGGAGATGTTAAAATAGATGTGACAATAGAATAGTCTGGACGACAGAATTTAGTGCCTGGAAGATTAGAATTGTAATAAGATTTAGCAAAAACTCCTCCACCATTTGGAACAACAGTAGAGCCAGCTGAAGTATTCCCTTCAATAGTATAAAACTTATCACCTTCAACTTTTGTGACAATTCCTGTATGTGCAAAAGTACCGTTACGATAGAAGATCACAATGTCTCCTCGCTGTGGATTTGCATACTTTGTAAAGAGATTTCCAAGAGTAGGACAGTATACATAAGGCCAATGTTTAAGGAGTTTTTTAGTTGTCTCTAAGCCGAATGTTTTCATCATGCACCAACTCACAAACGCTGCACACCAAGCCTGTGCCTGATACTGAGGATATACGTCTCTCCAGTATTTAGTGTAGTTATTGTAACCTGCATTTGCAGTTTTATCATCAAGCTGAGAATTAGATTTCTTCTCTAAATATCCAACCTCATTTTCAGCGCAAGCAATAAGAGCATCAATAGCTTTATCTTTATTCATAGTATCACTTCCTTGTGTAGTTGTTGGTTTGAGAGAGTTTGTAGAAGTAGTAGAAGATTTAGAATAGTCTTTATAGAATACACTTCGATCGGTTTTTGTTGGAATACCAGGAATGGTTGCCTTACTGGAATATTGCCATCCAATAACACCAGTAGAAGCAGGAACTCTTAATCTTTCCTGTAATTCACCGGTATCATTATTAGGATATCGGGCAACCCAACAATCATACTTTTTAGCACCTTCTGGTAGTTGATACTGATACCAAGAATAACCACAGTAAATACCAAATTTATATCCAGCTTTGACAATAATAGCTCTAAATGCTTCAATCATTTTCATCATTAAACTGTCAGATAAATTCTCCTGACATTTATCCTCTATATCAAGAAACACTGGATAATCCAGTTTTCTTTTATTCAATGTTTTAATAACTACATTTGCTTCATTTTTAATCTGAGCAATAGTAGTAGCATAGCTGTATTTATAGACTCCAACAGGAATTTTATTCTCAATACAGCCTTTATAATTAGGTTCGAATGTGCTATCAACAATATTTCCTTTTTCTGTAATTCTTAGGATAGCGAAGCCCATTCCATAACTAGCAACAGTTTTCCAGTCGATGTTTCCATTCCATCTGGAAACATCAATTCCTTTAATTTCTGCCATAATATCAAGCCTCCTTTTAGTCAATAAAAAAGAGAGGCTTTTAATCCTCTCTTTCAAGTTCTTTCAACATATTAAGTTCTGATTCAGAAATAATCTCAAGCGCCCATTCATCTGGCACATAGTTTTTCATTCGCTTACTCATATTATTTTTTCTATAATATTTATTCCAGAAATACAGATTCCCAAGAGCACGAGCTTTATGCATAACACATATATAAGTAGCTTTTGAGTCAGGAGTACCATTCACTTGATAATCATAACCAGAACAATTAGAACATCCTGCAGCTATAGGACAATAGAAACATTCATCTGTACTCTGTGTCCTTCTATCTATTTTTGCCATACAATTAATTCTGCATTTATAACATTCTGTGCATCCTATACCATTATCTACATCACCAATAGAGTACGGTTCTTGCTCTCCATTAAGAGAAGATTCCATATATCTGATACATGGAAATATGCGACCTTGAGGATCGCAAGCAATCATTGAATTACCAACGCCTCCACACCAACTTTGTAAATCATCAGGATCTTTAGGCTGAAAGAAGTCTTCATTATAAAGGGAACAGAAGAAATCACGTTCAAAATCAAAATTCTGTTCCAAGAAATAATCAGATATACGTTTCATTTGATCATAAAGAACAGTTGCATGTACAGGTGTCCAACCCTTTTCATATACACAATTGGCATTGATTTCATCATATCCAAGATCGACCATATGCTTAATAGCATCGTATAGAAAGCTGATATTGCCCGGAGCAATTGTGATCTTGCTTCCCATATGATTTCCACGTTTCATCCAATCTGACGCAGCATCGACAGCTATGTCATAACTTGGACCACCATCTGGAAAAACTCGACAGGAATCATGTAATTCTTTATTCCCATCAATAGTAACTGAGAAAGATAATCTATTGGCCCACTTACGAAGAAATGCTTGTACTTTTTCGTCTCTGTATAAAACACCATTTGAACAAATAGAGAACATAGTTTTCATGGCCCAAGGATGATCCAACTCTATGAGTTTATCCATAATATAAGTACAGATTTGATCTATAAGCTCTATCTCAAGAAAGGGTTCTCCTCCAATGAAATCTACAACCAATCCAGGAGATTTCTCTGGATTGATATAAGATTTAAAACCTTTTTCACCTGATACAACTAAATCAAAGAATTTCTTAGCTGTTTCAAACGACATTCGATTTTTTCCTTTGTGTCCTTGGTAACAATATAGACACGCAAGGTTGCAATCATCAGTTACTTGAAAAGTGATACTCTGTGTTAATATTCTTTGTCCGTCATCGGTTTTTACCTTCTTAGATGGATAAAGTCTAGCTATCTGGTCCGAATATTGTTCTGTCCTTTTCATGCTATTCCCTCTAATTCTGGAATCTCACAATTACATTTAATAGTAATAGTCATTTCGTCAGAATTATTTGGAATAATCCAACTATACTGATGACCTTCGAGGTATTCTGGGATGTATTCCTTTGCCATCTCATTTGCAAGAGCAGCATACTTTCTCTGTAATTCTGCACCACGTTTATTGTAAGACATAAGAGTATCTCCATTGATGAGTTCTAAATCGCTTGGATGTGATTCAATAACTCTCTGTACAATGTCTTTTACGAAGTTTAATTCAAAATTAACTCTTTCAAGCTCTGTAGCTTTTTCTTTATCAACCTTTACGATTATTTTTCTCATATCCTTATATTCCTTTCATTCTTAATTATTTATCAGAAGCTGTTTCCGTTTTTTCTTTAGTTTCTTCTTTAGTTTTTTCTGTTGTTGTTTCAGTGGTCTCAGTAGGAGCTATGGTTTTATCTGTAGCTAATGAGATATTAATAACACTTCTTTCATTGGAGATTTCTTCTGAAATACTTTCAATTTTCATTCCAGTATAATCTTTCTGGGTATTCCCATAAATAATTTTAAAACCTGTTCTATTTTCATCAGTAATCATATCCTTAATAGTGTTTAAAGATTTATCAGAATTGAAGATAGAAATAGTAGCCACGATATTTCTATTCATATCATTTCCCAACCCATCTTTATATCCTTCATATGAATATGTATCGTTAGCACGAGTAATAATTAGTTCTTGTCCATCTTTTAAAATAAGTTTCATAACAATTCCTCCTGTAATTTAAACATGGACCAAAGCATTACACTTTGATCCATGATCCGTTTTGTTTTACAAATATTTTTCCTGATTTACGGGTGATTCGACAGAAACCATTTCCGGTATGGCCTGTTTCATTTGTTCCATCAGGTGATTTAAATGATTGATTTCCTGCTATAGTTTGCGCATTGGTAAGGTAGTAAGAAGAATTTACATAATTACCACTTGGATAATTAGCAGCAGTAGCTGAAGTGTAAACATATCCTGAACCTCCGCCATTATAGCCTTGGTAGTTAGTGCTATCACTATAATCAGAACATGCACCACCGCCATACCATCCACCTCCGCCACCGCCGGAACCATAATTATAATTAGTTCCAGAAGTTGTTGCAGAACCACCTTGACCAAACGAACCATTTGTACCTGCAGCAGTTTGTGTAGCTCCATATCCAGAAGCAGAAGAACCACCAGTAGTTCCACCGCCATATTTTGTTGTAAGCGAATTTTCTGATGATGAACCTCCACCGCCACCAGCGACAATAACTCTAGCATAAAGATCATTTTTTTCTATACGAACATCGGTTGCACCGCCGCCGCCTTGTCCATAACTACTATAATTATAAGTTCTTGAACAACCTTTTCCTCCTCCGTTAAATCCACCAGGTGTTTCACCTGTTGAAGTTGTAGCTTCTGGTTGTCCACCAACATAAATATATAAATCCGTAGAATTTTTAGTTAGAGTTATGGTTCCGACAGAATATCCTCCAGCACCACCATAATAACTACTATATGAACCTCCTTGAGCACCCCAGCATTCTATTGTATATTTTCCTCTTGGAAGTGATATAGCTTGAGCTGTTCCTGTATAAGCAAAATCCATTACGGCATTAGCGCCAGCATCATAAATTTTATTGTTTATCTTCATAAATACTGGAGCTGCTTTTTTAATTTCATTGTTCATTTTACAATGTAGAGTTTTCTTTTTGATATAACAGGTAATCCTACAATAGCCATTATCAGAATGACCAGTTTCTGTAGTGCCAGAAGGAGATTTAAAAGATTCATTGCCAGATAAATTAGAAGCATCAGAAAGATAGTAAGATGAATTTAGAAGACAGCCTTGAGGATAGTTAGAAGCAGAAGAGGAAGTATAAACGTAACCAGAACCACCTCCGCCACCGCCATCATCATCTCCAGAACCATCAGGATAAGTACCTTGTCCACCGTACCATCCTCCGCCACCGGCTCCACCATAACCTGAAGCGTAATAACATCCAAAACCACCGAAACCAAAACCAGCAGCACAATTAGAAGAAGAGTTTGTAGTACCTTGTGAATTAATAGCACTTAAAGATGAATATGAAGCAGTTTGAGATCCACCATACCCATATGAACCACATCCAAAATTTCCCCTAGTACCAGATACACCACCTGCATACCCGCCACTATAATTAGGACTACCATCAGAACCACCGCCACCTGCAACGATAACACGGGCGTATAAAGAAGCACTTCCAATACGAATATCAGTAGCGCCACCACCACCTTTATAATTGTATCTATATCCACCACCATTGAAACCTCCGGGATAGATTGAATTTGATGCTGATGTAACAGAATTTCCAGATCCACCAACATATATGTATATAGTAGTTTTTTGAGTCAATGTTAAAGTTCCTGTAGAATAGCCACCTTTTCCACCATAACTAGAATTAGAACGATAACCTCCCTGTGCTCCCCAACATTCAAGAACATATTTTCCGGGTTCGAGGGTTACAGATTGAGCTTTACCTGTATAAGCAAAATTCAATACACTTTTTTCCGAGTTTCCACCGTACACAGAAGATACAGAACAAACAGCAGTACAATTGTTATCACATGAAGCTTCACAAGAAAAGCCGCATGAGTTATCACAAGAACCACCACATCCACCTGTACAGGTTCCTTTGCATCCGCCAGTGCAGTCATTGGCGCAAGTGGTAGTGCAAGTAGTATTACAAGTGCCAGAACAACCACCAGAACAGGTAGAATCACAACCATAACAACCAGTATAACAACCGGAATCACAATTTCCTGAGCAATTACTTGAGCAAGATCCACCACAACTGGTGCAATCGTTGGCACAAGAAGCAGTGCAAGTATGCTCGCAATCATAAGCACAAGTAGCAGTACATGCAGCATTGCAATCATTAGAGCACCTTTGAGCACAGGCGCTTGTACAGTCTCCATCACAGTTGTTCCCACAGCCAGTGCATCCGGTTACACAAGCATTTGTACAAGCTCCGGTACAGTCATTAGCACATTTGGCAGTACAGTCAGAACAAGTACTTCCTGAACCTCCCTTACAAGTTCCATCACAATATCCAGAACATCCACCAGTACAGTTAGTAGAGCAAGAACCACCACAAGAACCACCACATCCACCAGATGATGAATGAGTGCAGTCAGTAGAACAAGAAGTTCCACATCCATTACTACAAGCCATAAGCCTCACCTTCCTTTCAGTCTTTTATTCATAAGTAATCCAAATATCTCCATTTTTTCCGTCACTAGCTGCAGGTTCCGTTGTTGAAAGATGAATACCTATTTCAGCTAACGACCAACTTACGTTTCCAGATCCATTTACAGATTTACTTGTATTTCCTACAGTAACGGTTCTTGTTGTTCCCCAATTAGCAGTAGTAATATTAGCTGTACCATCAAAATTCGTACCATTAATAGTTCGTGCGGTTTTTAGTTTTTTAGCAGAGCCGCCACTACCTGTTCCATGAAATATAATTGGCATAGTTAAGCCCTCCTTTTATAAATCTATGTGTTTCCAACCAGAGTTCGTTTTTACGTATAATCCATATTGTGTTGGGTTCAAATTTGTAATTCTGCAGAATCCATTGCCTGTGTGACCAGTTTCTGCTGATCCTGTAGGAGAAGTAAAAGAAGTGTCTCCTGCGATAGTCTGAGCATTTGTGAGATAATGAGTAGAATTTAGTAGACATCCGTTAGGGTAATTTTTAGCTGTAGAAGAGGTATAAACATATCCTGAGCCTCCTCCACCCCAACGTCCATCAGAGTCAGAATCACTGTCATAGGCTCCGCCGCCACCGTACCAGCCACCGCCTCCACCACCACAAGAGTAGCCGGAAGCATTTCCGCCTTGACCAAAAGTAGCCTGAGTGCCTGTACTCCAAGTTATACCACCTGCAGTTTGTGAGGCACTACCGCCAGATCTATTTTGACCAGCAGTATAAGAACCGGTGGTGTTATTATAATAGCCATCTCCACCATATTCTCCACCGCCACAACCACAAGGATTAGCATTGGCACTTGCTACACCAGCACCTCCACCTCCTCCGGCTACGATAACTCTTGAATATAGAGAATTTTGACCTATACGAACATCTGTAGCTCCTCCACCACCTCTACCAGAAGAAATACCAGTTCCTCCACCATTGAATCCTGCAGCAGTAGAAGAGGAAGATCCAGCTCCACCAACAGATATATAAACAGTGGTTGCTTTAGTAAGAGTAATAGTGCCTTTGGAGTAACCACCATATCCGCCTATGTAACTATTATAACTTCCTCCTTGGCCACCCCAGCATTCTATTGTATACGTACCTGGTTTTAGAGTTTTAGATTGTACTGAACCTGTATAATTAAAATCCATTATGTCGTTCTTAGCATGAGTAAGATATATTATATTTGTTAATTTAGTGATTCTTACATAGCCATTACCTGAATGGCCTGTTTCTGTACCACCTGTTGGCGAAGGGAATGATTGGTTGCCAGCAATGGTTTGAGCATTAGAAAGGTAATATGAAGAATTTAATAAACAACCTGATGGATAGTTTTTAGCAGTAGAAGAAGTATAGACATATCCAGATCCACCAGCACCAGCGGTTCCATAGTTACCGGCACCACCTCCATACCAGCCACCGCCGCCACCGCCACCAGATTCGTTGCCTCCGCCTTGATAAGTACCACCTTTACCAAAACTTCCACCAGTTAAACCTGTATTAGTAGCAGAACTCATACCTGCGGTTGTTTGTGTTCCACCTGAGACAGTATCATATGCGCTATGGGATATAGAAACTCCACCGCCAACTTCTCCGCCGCCATATGCACCATTATATCCAGAGCCACTAGCACCTGCGCCGCCGCCACCACCACCTGCAACAATTAAACGACTATAAAAGTGGTTTGTGCTATCCCAAGAATCTTTTTTCAACGAAATATCAGTAGCTCCGCCGCCGGAGCCTGAATTGTAATTGGAACTAGCTTCAGCTAAACCTCCTCCGTTAAAAACAACAGTTTCTACTTTAGAATATCCTTTTGACCCTATATACATATACAAAGTTAAATTTTGAGTTACTAATAATTCACCTTTAGAATATCCTCCTAAACCTCCAGTGCCTCCATTGCCGATTCCGCCTTCTGCTCCCCAGCATTCAAGTTTATATGTACCAGGAGTCAATGTAGTAGTCTGAACCGAACCAGTATAATCAAAATTCATAACAGAACTATTAGAATTAGCAGAACCAACACCGTACATTTTGTTGTTATTTAATTTGAAATAGAAAGCAGTAGCTTTTTTCATTGAATTATTTATTCTGGTATATAGCGCAACGTTCTTACATTCAATAACAGTAATTCGACAATACCCGTTACCAGAGTGTCCGGTTTCAGATGAACCTGTGGGAGATGTAAAAGAAGTGTTACCTGCTATGGTTTTAGCAGCAGATAAGTAATAAGAAGAGTTTAATAAACAACCTGACGGGTAATTAGAGGCTGTAGCAGAAGTATAAACGTAACCAGATCCTCCAGGAGAGCCAGATGTGTCACTTCCACTGCTACCGGTAGCTGGAGTTGTTTGACCACCGGCTGGATAAGCACCATACCATCCACCGCCACCACCTCCACCATCATAGGAAGTATGACCGCCGATTCCAAAATATCCACTTGGAGCAGTTTGACTACCAGGTGTTCCAGAACCTGAAGTTCCGCCAGTTTCACCGCCACCATATCCGCCAGTTTCGTTGTCTTCACCGCCACCTCCGCCACCTCCGGCTACGATAACACGAGCATACAATGAATCGGTACCAATACGGATATCGGATGATCCACCGCCACCACCAGCACCTTCGCTTGTGCTGGAAGCCCAAGATGAACCACCATTAGGAAATCCACCATCTGCTTTACCGTTGCCACTTATGCTACCAACTCCACCAGTATAAATATATATAAGTGTTTTTTGGTTTAGTGTAATAGTTCCAGCGGAGTATCCACCTTTTCCGCCCATACCAACCTCTATTCCTGAATTAGAAGAACTGTATCCTCCTTGAGCACCCCAACACTCCAACTTATATGTACCTTTAGGAAGTGTTACAGTTTGGACAGTACCAGTATAATCAAAGTTTAAAATATCACCAGTTTTAATATTACTCATCGCCATACACCACCCACATATCACCAGGTTTACCATCAGTTGTCTTAGGTTCTTCAGTAGAGAATGTCACATTTCTCAACTGAGATTTCATAATATCTGACTGATAAGCAGTTACAGCTCCATTAACGACCGGTTTATTCTTCAATCCATTGTAATCAGTTGTACCCGGATCACCTTTATCTCCATAAACACCTATAACGGTTGCATCTGTATACAAATGATTATTGTTTGTCAAAACAAATTCATGATAACACCACAAATATTTATTTGTAGATGTCATAACTTGAGCGGAAGTCGCCCATCCAGTAGTTGATCTGGTCACTCCCTGCGATTTAGGACTTGCAAGATAATGAGGGATAACACTTGAAATTCCAACTCCCTGATCACCTTTAGGTAATGTAAAATTCAATATAGCATCTGTATCAGTACCAGAATTAGTTACCGCAGCCGAAGTACCTGTTTTAGCAGTACCAATTTTAATAGTTGCATTCTTACCAACTCCGGCAAGACATTGTTCACCTTTATAAATTGCCATGTTATCGCCTCCTTTTATAAATCATTTCTTATAACAATAGTAATGGGAATATCTACAGTTGGTTTCTCGGTTGCTTTTATAGTAATTTGATTTGTAGTCTGTCCTCCGTCAGCTAACATTGCATTTTGGTAAGCTTCAATAGCAGCAGATGAAGCATTAGAAGCATAATCTATTTCTACAATATTTGAAGAAGTTACTCCAGATACGGATAATACATAACTATATGGGGCAGAAGATCCAGTCCATTTACTTGCTGTGAGAGTAGTATTAACAAGTGTACTTTTCTTTGCATATGTTTTTTCTGATTTAGTACTTGAAAACGTACTGTTGGCTGTTACAGATGAGTCGTTAATAACATTTACAGAATCATATTCATCAATAACATTGTAATAGGTATTTGCGTTTAAAGTTCCAGCTTTCTTTTTTGCAAGATAATCAGCCTTTGTAATTTCAACAGGAACATTAAGTCCCATCTGAGATAAAGTAATGTCGGCAGTGCCATCGAATGAAGCACTACCAATCTTTCTTGCAGTAGCTAATTTTACAGCTGCGTTCGCATTTCCACCGGCTGAAGATGATCCAGCATAATTATGTGTGTGTCCAGTAGCAGATTTTCCATTTAGGGCAGTTGTAATAGCATTTTGAGTCATGGTACCATCTGTAGCCGACCCAGTTTCGGTATAAAGCTTAGTTATTCCTAAGTAACTTGATGTACCTACAGAATATGTCGTATTTGTAGGGATTACCCATGCACCATCTGCACGAAGAAATTTTAATTGTTCTCCTATATTAGGTGCAGGAACAAGACCAGCACTTCCGGCAGCAGAAGAAGTAGCACCTTTCATGTTTCCATAAGTATGATCGGTAAATAATGCATCTGCAGGCACTGACTTACCAAGTGTATATGAACAAGCTACTGGCTTACCACCTGAGAAATATACTGGCTGAGTTGATGATCCAGCATTAGAAGTAAGAGCAGCGGCAGATGATGCGCTACCTGCAGAAATAGCATATTTAACACTTTTTGTGGCATCAGCAGTATTGTCAACGTTGCCTAATCCAACTTCACTTTTAGTATGCGTATGTACTTTTGTAGCTTTTTCAGCTAATTTACTATTCATCTCAGTCTCGGTATAATAACGTTCATCATGATTATGAGATGCTGGTGGATAGCTGCTAGGCTTTCCAGTAACTCCAGACCATGGTACAGAAGTAGCAGTTCCGGCAGTATATACTGAATAACCAGCCTCAGAAGATAATTTGCTCTCATCAACAACATAATACATTTTTTCAGTCTTAGTTACTTTTACGGTATCACCAAGCTGAATATTAGCAGTAGTAAGTTTAAAACGTGCAGTATCATCTTCAACAATAATCAGACGTTCTAATGCTCCATGGGGAAGCCTTGCAATATCAATTGTTCCAAAGAGTTTACTTGCGTTGAGAGAAGTAATAGTTGAATCATTATGATTATGCGCAGAAGGAGCATAGGTAGAAGGTTTCTCTGTAATGTTACCCCATGCGACACTACTTGCAGTCGCAGCATTTCCTGTAACATTTACCGTCAGATTATTAGTAACAGGATTATATTTAAACTTATCGCTGTATACTCGCTTTGTCTCTGTAGTAGAGTCAGAAAACCAAACATGTCTAGCTGCATCAGCAGTACCTTCTCCAGCAGATACATTTGTAGCTGTTCCTGCAGTAGTTGCACTATCAGCAGTAGTTGCATGTTTTACACTCTTATTTGCATCTGCTGTATTATCTACATTACCAAGTCCTACCTGAGCTTTTGTATGAGTATGCCCGGCAGAAGAGTAAGCACTTGAATTTGTATATGCAGCAGATCCTAATCCGTGAACAGGAACAGTAGTTTTATTACCATCTACAGTGAGTGTGATTTTTCCGTTTTCAGTACTTTCTGAGATAGCAACAGACTTTACGGCTTTTGCTAGAGTAATATAAGTTTTGCTTGAGCTATCCCAACGATAAATAGTATTCGTAGCAGTATTTATATAAATAGTATTTATATCTCCAACAGACGGAAATAACTTATTGGAAGCATATGGAAGTATTTCTTTATGATTAGCTATACTTGTCTTCAAATAACCAACCAGTTCTGTTAATCCAGTGAGATTAAGAAATTGTTCTTTCATTTTGCATTAGTCACATCCTTCCATTTTTATTTTTAAAATAGAAGGAGAGCATTGCAGCTCTCCTCCCAATAAAATCAATTGTATTTTTACGCAGTAAATAAACCTTTGATAGACGCACTTGGAATTGCTTCATATCCATCTCCAACAAGCCCCTTAAGAGCGGTGATATCAGATGTGTTCTTAGCAATCTTCGGTTTTTCAGTAGCAAGATCTTTTTCTACAGCAGTAATTTTGCCTTCTGCTGTATCCATTCTGCCTTTAACAGCAGTAATATCTTCTGCATTCTTTTTATCAGCAGCTTCTAATGTAGGTAATTTCTTTTCAAGAGCATCAATTCTACCTACAGCAGCTTCAAGATCAGCAGCTTTTGCATACTGAGAAAGATCAGAGTCTGCGAGAGCTTTAGATACATACTCAGCAATATAGCTTACAATATCTTTGGATGTAGCAGATTCTGGAAGAGTACCGATAAGAGTCTTCAGCTTTGTGATATCCTCTTTATTTGTTTTGATCTGAGAATTCATTGTAGCAGCATCAGATGTATGTGTAGAAATCCAATCAGAAATCTCTTTCAGTGTATCATATGCTTCTGGAGCATCTGCAACGATTTTAGCGACTGCATCTGCAACAGCTTTCTTTACTGATCCGTCACCAGTGCCATTCAGTGTTCCAATAGCTGCTGTATTAGCTGCAACGCTTGCTTTTAACGCAGAATCATCATACTGACCAGTAGTAACAGCTTCTTTGATATAAGCAACTACATTTTTAGCTTTTGCATCAGCAGGAATGGTACCAACATAAGACATTACTTCTGTTTTTGCTGTGTTAGCAGCGCCAGCAGCATCGAAATCTGCAACAGTCTTTCCAGAATCTACCAGATTACCATTTTCATCTAATCCTGCAAGATGACCTTTTACTGCACCTTTTACTTTGTCAGCTTTTCCTGTTGGCTGAGGAATAGTAATAGTAAATGCTGCTTCATCAATAGTTACTGGAGCAGTTTTTGTGTAGAAATAAAGTGTGTATCCGTCTTCTGACTGAGATACTGTTTTAATTGAGTTTTTGACAGCCTCACTGATTTTAGAGTCGATCTGTACGTTATGCAGATTTAAAAACTCCTGAAGATTAGAAAGTGTAGCGAACTGTAATTTTGCCATAATTAGTTTCCTCCTTGAAATATATTTGTTAAATCTTCGGAATCAATACCTCCGAGTTTTCGGTCTAAAGCAGAGTCAATATGTTCATCTAAAACATCCAGAACAGTTTCTTCAATGATATTTGAAACATATTCTTTTACAGAATCAGCACTTGCAAAATTCTGTTCATTAATCCAGCTTTCAGTGACATAACGATCAGTCGTATATTCACCATCTTGCTGAATGAAATACAATGTAATAGATTTTCCTTGCATTTTTGTGATTGTTGTGCTGGAAGTATCAGCATCATGAGATACAAGATACAGAACATCGTCTGCAGAAGATTGAACAGTAGTATTGTTTCCGCCAATGATACATTGGCCTTTTACTTTATAAATACCATCATCGAGTGATGATATCTTCACAGGAACAGTAAGTGTACCTATAAGATTTACAATAGGTACGTCAAATAATTTGTTATAAGATAAGCTGTTGATATAGTCTACAACAGTGGACTTATCTTCAAGATTACCGATTATATTATCTAAAAGAGTAGAAAGCTCAGAAGATTTGACATAATTATCCAATCCGATTGTTTTCTTGACCTCTTCAATAATATGATCTTTATCTTCATCAGTCATAGATATGTCATAAGAGAAAAGCAGTTTATCTCCAGAGAAAAACATAAGATTTGATCCGATGCATTTTACATCTGTAATCTGTTTATCTCCTTTGACATATTCTAATGTGTTGTCGATGGTCACCCACGCTATACTCTTACTGTCTTGGATGTAACAAAGTCCTGGGTATTTTAGCACCCCTCTTTGTAAAGCCTTTTCTGCAATTTGCTTAGTTGATGCAGAATACCAGGTTGGAATTAACGCCATGCTGTGATCACCTCTTCAATTTGTCATATTCATATTTTGAAATTTCTTTTATTGCATAAATGTCATTATCAGGCGGAAAATTATAGAGACCTTCAATGTGCCATCCATATTTTCCGTCTGAACTTAAAATAGCCTGTGCTTCTGTGATATCACATAGAAGCAACAGACTATGTTTTTCCTGATATTTGATATACAGGATATGATTAAGGACATCTACGACTTCATCATTTTTGATTACTTTATAATACATGTGATATCCTCCTTATAAGAGGGGAATGGTTACCCCTCGCATGAAATTGAGAACATAAGTAAAATTCCAGAATTCTGTCCTGGATAAGAGAATCCATATGTTGCACCAGATTCATTAACCGTATACAGCCAGTTTGCAACTGTAGCATTTGGAGATCTGGTCCAATAAGATTCATACTCTGCAGGAGTAGAAGATTTTGCTTTCTTTCTGGTATCATCATCTGTGAAATAAGCAATAGGAGCATTTGTTTCAGAAATATATGGTTCAGAAGCAGCAGTAGGATCAACTTCGTACAGAGATGGAACATAGAATCTGCAATTAGATACAGAAGTGTCATTAGACTTGTTACCGACAGAAGAATATACTTTAACTGGTTTGATCAACGCTTTCCATAAAGGAGAGATTGCCTTAACCATACGAGTATTCAACCATGTATTTAATGTAGAATCAGCCCATCCACCTGCATTTGTGCTCTTATTATTATAAGGTTTTTCTGTACCAAGTAGATTAGAAGCAACAAATGTAATGTTAGCTCTCTTTGAAGCAACGTCAGACAGATAATATCCTTTAAACTTAGCTACTTCCATTGGAATAATTTCATGAATCCAAGAAGCAATATCCATACATTGTTCTTCACCAAGATCTGCGTACCATACTTTAGCCCAATGTATAGTGCCTTTTGCAAAGTTTTCATATGCTCCGTCGTCAGCTTTAGAACATCCAAATACGAGAGTGGAACTATGCTCTGGAATCCTAATCGCATTCAGAGTAGTAGAAGACACTTCTTTCCCAGTCATGTTTGAATTGTATACATAAAGCTTCTGACTTCCAGCTTCATGACGGAATACAATAATCTCTCGATTTGTTCCAGCAGATGGAGTTATACTATCAGTATTCCATGAGAAACGAGGTTCCTGAGAATACCAAAGTCTGAATCCATTTGAACCATCACCCTGAAAACACTGAGCAAGAGTGGAGTTTACACTATTTCCTGAATCAAATTCAAAGTCAATAGCAATTGTAAAGTCTCTGTCTTTTTCCATGATTTTTAATCCGGTGTCAATATAGTTTGTTCCATCAAATTTAGTCGCAGCTGAAATAACTTCATGCTCTTCAATGTCGCCATAGCTATAATCAACACCAAGTTTGAAATCTAATGTATCTTTTAATGATAATGATTTTGCTTCAAGTCCCATTTTCATAAGAGTATAAAGCTCAACCTGTGTCATATTGGCCAGATCCTTACTATCAAAGTATCCATCTACGTATTCGCATGTTTCATATACTGCATTGATCGTTTTATTTCCATCGACAAATCCTGACTTATCCCATCCTTTAAACAGATTGTACTTATAAGCAGATTCCTCAGCAGTATATACAGGAGTATCACCTGTATATTTTACATAAGAACCATACTGGGCAGTAGATTCTTGAAGAGATAATCCTTTAGAAACATATTTTACAGTATATTCACGAATTTTACTGTCATATACAGCAGTAATAGTTCTGTCAGCAAAGATTCCTGTCATTGAACCTTCCCATCCTTTGAAGGTATAATCAAGCTTAATTGTGCTTTTCTTTGTAGGAATAGGAATCGGATTAACTTCTCTTGTAGTAGGATCAACAGCGTTTCCACCTTTATCTACGTACTGGATATCAAGGATAGTATTACTTTCATCATCATTTATAAATGTAATTTTAAACTGAGTAATGATTGAATCGTAAGTAAGAACAAGGTCTGTCCAGATACCAGGTTCATCTTCAGAACCAACAAATTCTTTATATTCCTGCTGTCTGACTACAGGAACATGAACAGATCCAGTAAGAATTGACTGCTCAGTAGTAGCGCCATTATCATCAATACCGGCAAGTTTTGATAATTTCAGAAGAAGCGTAGTATCATCAAGATTCCATGAGATACCAGTAATTGTTACGGTACGAAGAGTATTAATAGCAGCATTTAAGATAGCAAGAGCATCTACGATAGAATTCTGACATACAAATGTCTGTAAATTATCGTATCCTGCAACCTTAAGATCAGTTAAGTCTTTGAGGTTCTTGAGTGTAAGAGTGTTGATAGAAGATGGGAGAGAAGCATGAGCAATCTTACCATGATTAGCAAATAATACAGATGTTACAATAGTTCCATCAGCATAAAGATTAATAAGATTTTCACATGCAGACAGGTTAACAGATCCTGTAAGATTTGGACAATTACGAATATCCAAAGTCTCAAGAAGAGTATTATTACCCATATTAAGAGATGTCATAAAAGTATTCTGATATCCAGCTGTATTATTACCAATGATAAGAGTTTTCAGCTTGGAAGCCTTTGAGAAATCATTATCATGAATATAACAAGCAGAGAGGTCATTTAGTGCCTCAATTCTTGATGCAGCATAGATAAGAATAGCTGTATCATCCATATTTGTTAAGTCCGTAGTAATCTTATATTCTTGTCCGGCTTTTGCACGTACCTGAGTAGTTTCTGGTGAATTACCATAAAGTACAGAAATATACATATCAGAATAAGGAATGATCTTCAGAGTATAATCTGGTTTAACTACAACTTTCTTAGGTGTATTACATCTGAACATAATCTGATCAGACTTTACATCTGTATGTAAGAATTTTGTTCCCATATAAATATGCTGGTCACGTTCCCATTGTCTGAGATGATATTTTCCACGTCCATTCATCATCTCATTAAGGAATCTTACTGTTCCAGCACGATATGTTCTCAGATATAATCTTTCATAGTGGATTCTCCAAAGTTCTTCTGGGAACTGGCTCTGCCAAGCCTCATACTCATTAATTAAATGAGAATCAGACCAACAGTTAGAATCTACAGACTGATACATGTTTCTTAATTCTTGTGTAAATACATCACGTATTCTGCACCACAATACAGATTCAGCAGCATTGAAAACATAACCAGATGAAGGATTTCCTTCTTCTTTATAGTCAGTATCTTCTTTACCATATGGGAATGACAGCTCACCTGAATTATTAATACTAAGCTGAGTATCCATATCATATGCCCATAGATCAAATCTATAACCATTATGCAGAGCAGCCGCATCATCATCTATAGTATAATATTTAGCTTTATCACCCATAGTTGTAGCTTCTTCCTGAGTGATATAATGTTTTGCCCAATGCGGGAAAACATTCTTGGCTCTATTGTCAATCATACTATATCTGAGTGTAACTAAATAGAAATAGAGCATTGCATCCTGAATACACCAATCTTTCAAGCCATCTTTAAATTCTTTATCACTAGACGTAATTACAAACTCATAGAAGTCTCTCCAAATCTGTTTGTTATCTGTACGTATTTTCTTTTTTGCTTCATCAGAAGTAAGAGCAGAACCATCCTTAGAATCGCCGCAACAATCATATCTGAATTCAAATGATCCATCCCAGTTATTATACAGAGCATCATATGCTGTATTACCAGTTTTCCATTCAGCTTTACTGATAGGATATTTCATAGTTCCATCTTGGTTTGTTATACCGGTCTGGAATGCAGAGTTTGGAAGAGTATTGTCACTGATTTCAATACAGAATTCTTTCATATCCTCTGGATCATAAGCTCTTGTAATATCAGTCTTCTTTGAATCTCCCATATTACCGAGAGAGTAGAAGTGCCAGTCTGTATCCTGAAATTCTCTATGAGTAGTAATATCAGGATCAGATTCTTTAATAAAGATTACACAGTTGACAAATTCCATAGAGTTTTTAACTTTAGGATCTCTACGTACCGCAGGACTTTCATATGGTAAAAAGTCGTTGAATCTCTTCTGTCCTAATGCATTAGTTGCCATATTTGAAGATGCTACATTTACTTTAAAATTCCACCAATTATTTGGAACAGAGTTTCTTGTAAGACTAATCTTACCAGTTCCGTCTTCATATTTTGTACCATCGCCAAGAACCAACTCTGTCTTATAGTTAGGATCAAGAGGAATCTTACTATTGATCTGATGTACACCATCCGCACAACAAATAACATCAATATTTCTGGCAGCAAAACCATATTCATTACTTGTAGTTCCCTGTCCGGCGTGGAAACAGTTAATAAATTTCCAGTTATCTAATTTAGGATCCCCATTCTTATAAATACATTCCATAGAAGTATTTTTAACAAAATCCTTCTTATCATTTGTAAAGTGAGGGGCTTCAATTTTTATAATTCTTAAATTCGGGCAAGCATTAGCTACAGAATCTGGAGTAAGAGCATTATTGTCATTGTAGATCTGGTTTCTATTATATCTTGCAATCATTTCATCTGAATCTCTGGCATCTGCAATAAAGTTAGCAAGAATGTCAGAATCTGTGAGAGAAGCAGAATAAGCTTTCATTCTATAAATCAACACATCACAATCCGGAGAACCAATAGAAATTGGGGCAGGAGAATACTGGTGCAGTCTATGAGAATTATCATAAATAAGAGGTCTTCCTCCAACTCCGTCTTCATAAGTCATAATGATAGAAGTTGCAGATGTGTCTTTTGTATCAATTGTATTGATATTATATTCAAATTCAATAATATCCTCTTCGCTATATGGAAAATATAAGCTGTCAGTAGAAGTGTTCACGTATGCTTCATGAACATCCATTTTAATACCTACGTCAGAGCCTTCAGTACTATCAATACATGATAAGAAAGTAGCAGAAGCATTGCGAACATTTTGAGTCTTAAATACAAATTTGAATTCAGAACCAGTCTGTTTCGGGTCTTTTCCGAAGAGATTATAATTAATCTGAGCAGTTGTTCCAGCTTTTACACAGAAATACTGGTTTCCAGAAGCATCAATCTGGTATCCACCATTATCCCAGTCAAAGTTATCTGATACTGAAAGAGTAATAGCAGAGTTATTTTTATCGGTCCAGAGTCTGTCGGTATCTCCATTGGATTTTCCAACAGGGTTAAAATCAAATGCTAAGTTGGCTGTGATTGGTTCAACATCAATATCAAGTTTAGTGATATTAACTGATAAAATCTTAGTCACTTTACGACATGAGATGGTCAGGTTATGTTTTCCTTCAGTGGATGACTTATAACTCCAGATTTGAGCAGAACGATTTACAGAAAGAGTGCTCTGTACTTTACCATCAATTGATAGTTTTACAGAGGCGGGATTGTGATCAGGATCATATACAACATATTTAATACTTGTTGCCTGGTACTGTTGTGCTGTAAATTCCTGTTGAGCACATCCAATAATAGGAGTTCTATTGGTAGGATCAACACAAATAATATCCTTACAAATAGTATTTGAGGTTATTTCTTTATTGTTAATTGTCGCAGTCATATATACTTTGAGTAAATGGCTGCCATGTTCCTGTTTAGGAATATTATAAGACATAATTCTGCCGGAGGACTGAGTTTCAACAGTGCCTAAGTCTTCACCATCAAGAATAAAATGAAGAGTCTTATTAACGTTTCCATAAGGTGTATATCTAAATACTACATCTGTATTTGTATATAACAAAGTATCATCAAATGTGCTTTCAAGTTTGAATTCTACAATAGTAACAGTCCATGTCTTAGTGGCAAGTGTCCCAAAACTGTCGGTAATAGTTAATCTAATAGTATTTGCACCGACATTAAGATATTCAGTGATATCAAAACTATTGTTTCCTTGCGCAGCCGTATTCGTAGCTACAATAGTATTACCAACTTTCCACACAGCAGTACCGGCTCCAGTTGTATCACCAGTATTATCTACAGATGAAAAACTATATTCAATAATTGCTTTTGAACCAAGTAAGAAAATAGCATCTGCATTTGTGATTCTTTCAATAGTAATAGTAGTAGTATCTGAGGAAGATCCTCCACCACCTTCAATTTTAAAGCTTTTCTGGATTTCTCCATCCTTTAAAAATGTAAAAATACTATTTTCGTATGTAACATCGTACTCTGCAGCCGCAGGATTTTTCTTGATTTCTTCAATAGCGGCCTTAACATCTGTAATATCTGTATTAATTCCTTCAAACTGAGTATCATAAGAAGTCATATTTTGTTTCAAGATATCTACAGCATTTTTGGCCTCATCAGATTTTGTAGCAGCACTTTCTACTTTCTTCTCAATGTTTGAAATAGTAGTTTTTATCTCTGAGACAGCAGTAGTATTGGCATTTACATTCTTTTCGATTTCAGTTTTAGCTGTTTCAAGTGGATCAATTCGATTAGAGATTACTGTATCTTTCTCGTCCATTTCTGCTTCAAGTTCCTGCTTCAATGCAGCTCTCCACTCAGCAGATGGCTCAATAGAACTAAGTTCTACAGTCTGAATAATAGTTTCTCCATCTTTGAATACTAATGAACCTTTTCCATTGACAACAGAATACTCAACTATGAGGTTTGCAAGACTGTTAATAGTAATAGGTTCTCCAATAGGTTCCGTTCCATCTTTAAACACTAAATTTCCAGTTGTGTTGTCATATTCAACTTTTAAGTTCTTCAAACTGTCAATACCGGAAATAGCAGTGTTTAATTCTTTGACTTTTGTATCAACTTCTGTTTTTGTATAATATGCTTTCAGAGATTCAGTTACTGTTCCATTAAGATCATTCATAACAGATGTTTTTACATCTGCCTTTATATCATCTACATTAATAGAAGCAGCAGAAGCCTTTGCTTCATCTGCGTATTGTTTTGCTTCGGCTACATGACCAAGAATCATATTTACAAAACTTGTATACCAATCTTCAGAAGGTTCAATGATTCCGTCATAATTTAATCCTTGAAGAACAGTAAACTTACCATTTGGTCTGGTTCTCCAAATATAATTGTTTCCTTTTTCATTTACGCCAGTAGCCATAATTTCAAAAATTATATCTCCGGCATTTGCTGTAACAGCAGCATCAATTAACCAACCAAATCGAATATAAGTATTGTTGGAAGCTACATTGATAACTGTCGCTACTTTACCTTTTTTCTCAGCTATAGATTCATATCTTATCTGGATGAGCATATCCATAAGATCCATACCATCCCAATATCTTGGAATCCTAAATGGCATATACTGGCTGTTTTCTTCCTGCATAATATTAATCTGTGTAGCATCAACGGCAATATTTTTTAAGTTATCCACTGTTGAATATGCATTGTCTTGATATTTGGTATATACTTCATAACGACCATCAGTACATAATGTATATTCCTCAGTGTCTACGGCTAACTCAGCACTCAAAGTCATTGCCGAATTAGCCGCAGCAGCAATTTTAGAATCTTTAAATGACATATCATGACTCCTTTACTTTAATAATTTATCCAGATCGACAACCTGATCAAGATGAACAACTCCATCCTGTGTGCCATCAGGATCTTTACCTGTCATATCTTCGGCTACCATAGCAGAAAGATCTTTTACAACGATACCATTTCCGGTATCTTCACCATTTCTGTCTGTTAAAGTGATTTTTCTGTCTTCTGTATTAAGACGAATATCTTTTACCATACCTTCATAAGTTGCTTTATTCTGAGCATTGAGATCTTTAATCATTCCTTCCATCGCAAGGAGCCTCTGATCAATTTCAGTAAACAATTCAGAAGGTTCATATTTATCAAATTGTACAAGTGGAGTAATATGAATAACACCTGATGTGGTTTTTCGAATATAAGAAGTGTACGTTCCGTCTTCATTAGCAACAAGTTTTAAGAACGTGAAAGATACTTCGATATCCCCGGCTTCAGCAGTAAGTGCTGCATCGACAGGGATTAAATACTGAATATAATTCTGTTCATATTCAAGATTATTTATAATAAGTTGTGTCATTTTAATTTTGTCTGACACTGGAAGCTTATACTTCATATAAACAGTTGTATCTGACATATCAATCTGTTCCCGGTACATTTTACTTGTTACAATCTGAATCTTATCTACATAATTGCTTCTTTCCACAATTGATTCTTTGACTGTTGTTACAACAGTATTTTCATCTGTAATTTTTAGTGTATACATAACTGCCTCCTTCCTTATTTAGTCTGAGTTTTTTCTAAAGCTTCAATTCTAGTCTGTAGTGACTTAATAGTTTCCTGCAGTGTTGTGACTGATGAATTCGCATTATCAGCACTTTTCTTGATCTCAGCAGTATTCTGAGTCAAAGTAGTAATATTGTTCTGTATTGTTTCGATATTATTGGTTATGCTAAGTAATGATGTATTGATCTGTTCAATTGAAGTGTTAGAAGAAGAATCTGCAGACTGCAGATCAGAGATAGATTTCTGTACAGCAGTCATAGATTCTTTCAATTTATCCACATCAGCTCCCAGCTGAGTAAGCTTTCTTCCAACAACAAGGGCGTCAGCGAATGCACCCTGTTTAGATAATGTCATATCTGATTCAGGGAGATTAGCCAGATAATTGTAATCATACTTAACAACACCAACAGAGGTTTGAATTCCCTGAATATATGTTGCCATTATTACTCACCTTTTTCTACAAATTCATATAGTACTGTCATATCAAGCATAGACAGTTTGTCTTCATTAGATTTAAGCATTTTCTTGAGAGATTCCTCTGGGATCATCTCAACATCAAGTTCACATGTTTTATCATAAATTTTCTGCAGACTTTCTTGGATTTCAGGGATGATTTTATCTTTTATATCATCATTAAGAGCACGATTTCCTGTTTCATTACCGTTTTCGTCAACAATAGGATGTGAGTTTTCCTCTGTAAAATAAGAATCAACTAACTCCTGCTCAACCTCTGAGATTTTATCTACCTGCGCCTTAAGAGCCTTCAGGTTCATTGTATTCGCCCAGAATACATTAACATCTCCTGCGATTAAATCCGCACGACTCTTCATAGAATTTAATGTTTTATACATTGCCATAATGTCTGCATTTACAATAACTTTTTTCATAATCCTTGTACTCCTTTTATATTAATATGTAACTTTATTTTCTCTGACGAGTTCTTCAATAGCATCATTTAGATATGCTTCAAAGTCAGAATATAATGTTTCGATAGCCGCTTTAGAATCTTCTGTAATCAAAGCCTTAGCTTTATCAATAGCCATCTGTTTAGCAGTTTTCTGAGCTTCTGCGTCAAACTTACCTTCCTTTTTCAAAGCATCTACATAAGTCTGATTAACTGTGAGCACTGCTTTACTAATAGCATCAGTAGCAGCGTCTATATATTTTACGAGCTGATCATTCTCCAAGTTCTTTTCCTGTTCTTTAATCTTTACTTTTAGGAAGAGGATTCCATAAGTAATAAGAAGTGGAAGAATACCAGTAATGATCAGATATAATACGTCCTGAATACCCTGTTTGATGTCCATAGTCATACCTCCATTCATCCTACAGCCTCATCTTCAGATACATGATCGAAGACTGGCCTTTCTTGTGATTCTAAATTGCACATTGCAGTATCATAGGTAATACCTCCGACCTGGTTTTCTTTACTAGCTTTGGCATAATATCCTAAAATTGTAGGAATCAACGCTGCCGGAATACCTATGAGCGCATACATATAACTCGTATCTCCGGTGAGACTTATCATATGTTCGCTAAACCAAAGAATCTGTAAGCAGATAGCAAAGACTACAAACACAATAAGCTTACTTGTATTTGGTTTTTTAAAATTGAATCTTTTAACCTTTGCTGCTTTCAGATTTCGTTTCATTTCAATCTGCCGATTTTTGGCTTTGATTTTCTTTAATTCAAGTTCATATTCTCGACTGGTCAAATATTTCACCTTCTTTGCATAATAAAAGACCACGATTGCTCATGGCCTCTTATTTATTCAGGAATAATTCCATATACGTATGTTTCAAACTCTGTAAAATCTTTCAGGACAGCCTCTTTATTTGTTTTAAATGCTTCACTATCCTGAATAGATTTATTGATATTTACATTTCCATCTTTACTAACAGATGCATTAAGATAAGCAACCTGCTTTGAGTTTTCACCTTCACCGATCATAACCTGACCGGATACATTTCTTGTTTCACTAATTTTTAACATAACTTTTCCTCCATTTTTTGTAGTCGTTGAGTAATGAGAGAGAGCTGTCCCTGGAGTATAAGAATTTCATTCTTAAGGGATTGATTTTCAGATTCGAGAGAATCAATACGATGATGGGCTTTTTGAGTCATGTGAGTATTGAGAGAAATGAATTCAAGGTAATTCATTGAATATTCATCAGTACGTCCAACAAAATTAGGCTTATCTAAAATAGCTTTTGTAACCATACTATAATTTTCTGATTCAAAATTATTTTCTTTTAAATGCCTTTCTGTTTCCCTTGCTCCAAATCCGAAATGTATTTTAGGTATTTCATCATCGTTTGGACGTTGTTTAAATTTATATTGAATTGGATTTAATGACATATAAAACTTGTCAATAGATGAAATAGTATTAATACTTTTAATATCATCTTTTATATACTCATCTGAACCACCGTTTAAAGCACCTGTATAATAAATATTCTTCCATTTATAGCTTGCATTTCCTAAATTTAAGCCCTCCATTTCATATGGACCGAAATATCTTGCAGATCCATTTGATGTAACTTCTGCATAACGATTTTTTTCACTATTATGATATATTTTCGTTACAGATGTATAATCTACAGATCCAGCTGGCCCACGTGGACCAGTCGCTCCTTGTGGCCCACGAGTACCATTTTTACCATCTTTACCATTGGTTCCGTCTTTTCCCTTAGGGATACTAAATTTAAATGTCAAAGTATCTCCTGCAGTGTTTACAGAAGTCTCTACTTTAGGATCATCGTTATAATTAACTTGACTAGCAGTTGCTTTGTAAGAAGCAATCTTTCCGCCACCAGAATTTAAAGATGTATATGTGTGTCCACCCATATGAATTGCGTTTACATACAAACAATTAAATTTATTATTTTTAGAACCAATATTCATGGTTGCGCTTGCGTCTCTTTTGATACTTGTTATAACCGGGATTCCGTTTGTATTCTCATCAGTTTTTTTTTCAGTATAAATATTATAAGGCATAATACACCATGTAGCGGTAACATCAGCATCTTGCTTATCTACGTTACCAATACCAATTGCACAACCACCTTCTGTATTTGGAAGCAACGTATGATTATGTCCATATCCATTATATGAAAAATATTCTCGATTATCATAATCAAGATAGATTGGATTTCCAGAACTATTAACTTCATATGGTGTCCATTTCATATTCTGATAAGGGATAGATCCTGTTTTAGTATCTATAACAAATTGACTTTGTACTAAACAATTGCTTTGTATTTGCATAGGCGCAGTAACAAGGAGAGTATCCCCCATGATTCGCAAAGTATTTCCCCCTCCAACATCTGTAGATATCATATATCCGCATTCATCACTTAGCCCGAATCTTAAATCACCGCTTGTAAGTCCCCAATTAGTAGCAGAGATAATTTCTCTTGAATCAGTAGGGTTACCGTTTACATCATTATAATAAATGCTATAACTTCTTTTTGCAGTCATTGTTCTTGCGGTTACATTTCCGGCGAAAGTACCAGAAGAAGCATAAATAGTTCCAGAAATAATAGCATTACTTGCTTGTAACAAACCATTTTTTGACACTTTAAATCCAGTTGCCCCAGAGGGTATTTCTTGATCTTCATTTTGAATAATACCAATTTTTCCATCAATAGTAATATATCCACTAAGATCAGATGGAATATTAGGTCTATCGTCAAGATCATTATAACTTAGTCCGTTAACAGTTGAACCTGGTCCAAGTGTAAGTGAATTAGCAATTATATCTCCTGTAAAGCTTCCTGAAGTAGCTGTAATATGACCTTTAAATGTAGCACCTTGACTATTAATATTTAGATAATCACCCCAATGAATACCATCTGGACTTATACTTATGCTTCCTTTATTAGCAGTTAAAGAATTACTTGAAATAATCCATCCACCAATAAATCCATCATTAGCTACAATCTTACCTGTAAACTCACCTTGATTAGCATACATCTTACCGTTAGAATCAACCATAAAATTACCGTCACCAAGAGCAATACCATTTGTACCAATATATACATTTTTATTTTTTGAAACAGAAGAGGGCTGTTTTGTAGGAAAATCTTTTAATCCAGAATATAATTTTTCAGAATCAATTATAAACCCTTTTTCTCCACCAATCTTTCCGTGATTTGCGATAATAGTTCCCTCAACTGTACTATCACCACGAATATAAGCATTTCCATCTGCATCAATAGCAAAATTTTTTGCTTTAATTGCTCCACTGTCAGATAAATCAAACCATATCCCTTTAGTTGAATAACAAGATACTAAACTATCTTCAAATACTTTAGACATAATGGCATCTGTTTTAATAGAATCAGCAGTAATAGTATTGGTTTCAATAATACCACCGTCGATTTTAGTTTTACCTGGTCCAGTGTGTGTATTCATTGCAGTGATAATACCATTAATGTCAATGGTGCTGGCATCAATGCTAATATGGTCAGAAATCATCTGAATAAATTTATCAGTAACTGTGAACTCAGACTCTTTGTCACCAGTTACCATAAAACTGATTTTATCTGCATTCTGAGTAATAGAAGAGGTGTTTGCTTTAATTTTTTCTTGAGCTTCAGAAAGATCTGTTTGCATACTGCTTACAGTAGATGTAATCCCAGAAACATTTTGTTTGATATCAGAAAAATCTGTTCGGATAGATTCTTGATCTTTAAGATATTGAGTATTACTAACCTTAGTTTCGATTTGTCCGGTCAGAGTATCTGTAACATTCTTAATCTGCTTTGTGTAGTCATCTGTAATAGTCGTCTTTTCTATTCCCCACCATTGATTTCCTTTGCCATCATAAATATTAGTGATGTCAATACCACCTTGTTCATTTGGTTCTATGACTTGGAACCCAAGTTTGTCTTTGGTAATGGTGGCGTTATTAATCATGTCTCCAAGAATTGTATTATCTGGGATACCTGTCTGGGTAATACCATTTTCATCAAATAAAGCGGCTCTATCTCCATTTTTAACAATAAAGTTGAAATCCCCTTTACCATCCATACCAATCTGCACACGAACATTTCCTTTGGAATCATAAAACTGTTGGGTGCTTTCTTGAAATGCAATAGTAGGTTTATTGTCTTTAGAGATAAGTACAATTTGATTTGCAAGAGCATTTTGAGCCATTAAATCTCCAACTGCAATTTTCTTTGCGATGAGATTAGTAATAACAGCCTGATCAATTTCTGCATTTTCTACAGTAAGATGAATTGTATGTAATTCTCCAACTCCTGCATGACCTGCAAGAAGATTTTTTACATTAATCATATCAGCATTAATCTGATTAGATTCTATAATCTTAGCTGACAGCTTTTCAATATTTGCCTGTTCCGCTTCGAGAATACGAGTTGTGATTTTATCTGCGGAAATAAGTTTTACATCGAGATATTTCATGAAAGCAGTATCAACAGTAAGCTTATCAAAAACACCTTCTTTTGCTTTCACGAGTTCTGCAACGATCATGCCTGCAGTAATAGTACCACCGGATCCAGTTCCACCAGTAGTTGTTCCACCTAACATTGAATTGAATAGAGGATTTGAAAAGATTTGTTTAATAGCTTCTGATGTGATGACATAATCAGAAGTAGAAGATTTGTTGACTGAGTTAACACGACCACCGGTTCTGTCAGAGGTCTGATTTAATGCATTTGTTAAAAATTCATTATCATTTGTTAATTTTGATTTATATTGGACCATGTTGGAAAAAGTAACTTCCATCGTTTCATCCATATCACAAGGATTATATCTGATTTCTACAACACGAAGTTTTACATATCGTGTATCAGATAGTCCTAATCGAACAAAATCATTTACTGCAAGCTGATCATGATATTCTCTGAATTCTGGAAGAGCATAAATATTTCCAATTTCATCTGTATAAGTATATTGCGGATGAGATTCTACATACAATTCTTCTACAGCATCTTTATATAATGTAATCGCTTTATCGACTGCATCAACTGTACTATCAAGAGTCGTAATAATAATATTTTCATTTGAATAAGTTGCTTGATTATACAGGCTCTTAATAATATACGTTTCCTTATCTGTAAACGCTGGATATTTTTCCTGTACTTTACCAAAATTTTCCATTAAAACATCTTTTGCAATCTGGTTTCGTTTTTCTTGAATTTCAGGTTTCTTAGCCGCATCATATTCAGCTTGACGTTCCTTTAATGCAGTTTCAGCCTGATCTTTTAAATTCAAATAATCCAGATATTTCTGATGCATTTGAGTGAAATATGCCTCTTCGTATCCAGAAAGAGGATTATATCCATCTGCATATCCATTCTTTTTTAGTTCTTTGATACATGAATCATATGTGGCAATTTTAGTTTTTAATTCTGCAATGCCGTATAATTTCCAATCTGTTTCATACGCTTTCATGATTGCTTCAGACTGAGTAAAGTATCCAAATTGAGATGGGGCATCTCCCATTTCAAGCTGCATACCACAGACAGTAAAGTCAGAACTTCCTGTAAATGCCACATCAATAAGATGTGATGTTAGATTGAAAGAAGTATAAACTCTTGTCCAAGAAGATGTGATGTTATAAGAAATATTCTTTCTGTCCTCTCCGGTGTTATTATAACCAAGATAAAATGTACCGGATCCTTTTACAAAACAACTAAGAGTATATCTCTGAGATGGTTCGATACTGATATTGTGTTGATAGATACCACCATCTGTACCGGTTACTTTAACTCCACGAGTAATTCCGTATGCAGGTGCGTCATTAATTTGTACTGTTTGGAACGAAGAAGTTCCGGAACCTACCATATACCAATCTTGACCTAATACAACTGGATTTACACATGAGATGATGTTTCCTTTACCGAAACCCTCTATAGTTTCGTCTTGAGCTTGTAATGCAGCTACAATGGATGGAAGAGTATAGTTCATGATTGATTCGTACATAGGCCAATCGGATGAGTTTTTCAAATCTTCAAGATCAAAATTTCCTTCTTCATCAACATGAATAGACTCAAAACCTTTGATTATAGCCATGTTTGAATCATATGCATCTTTTAGATCTTCAACTTTTTGTCCGAACCAATTTGTCTGAGCAGTATCAATAGGGACTCTATTCATCAATTCAGCAAGAATTTCAAGATTTTTATTATACTCCTTAGATAGATTACAGTATTCATCTCTTCTTGATTCTATGTATTTTTGCCAAGCTGTATATTTTTCTTGTAGGACAATGTTCATATATGGTTCACGACAAAAATGAGAACAATCTGTAATGACAGAGTTTCCAAAATTTGCGAGATCGATATTGTAATCGTCAAGTCCATCAACATAAAATTGTGTTACCAAACTGTCGTCTCTTGATATTGTTACGCTATCTTGAATATTACGAAAACCAAGTACTACATTTGTATCTTTACCTAAACTATCCGGCTTATATACATTAATTAATAAATTTTCGGTATCAAATTCAAAAACACATTTATATGCAGGAGCAGCAGTTTGGGTGAAAAATGCATATACATTTTGATCGTCCACATCGAAATTACAAATTTCATTCGGAAGTAATACCTTATCATCATCCAGAGTGATGTTATCTACATATCCGATCTTCCATCCAGGTACATCCGCATGTTTCAGCACAATATGTAGAAAACTTAGGTCTTCATTTTCTGGATTATAAAATTTAATTTGATAAAACTTATTAATATCATGATTTTTTTGGTACATCATTTCATAAGAATCTTCTTCGCCCATGTTAATTTTAAAATTTTTTAGTTTATATTGAGTAAGAGAGATTTCATATGATTCGGCGGTAATATCCTTTGTACATTGCGTTCCGTCATTTGTCTCTGTTGGAGGATCCATAATTTTATACCAGATTCCGTCACAATACAATTCCATCATTTCATCGAGTTCTTCATATCCCTGAGATTCTACGCCATCTACATATTTATCAACTGTGAAAGTTAATTCTGCAGTATTATTAGTTCTTAGCGTAACAGAAACAGTAGAAGTATCAATTCCGCCTAATGCACAAAAGAATCGTTTCCCAGGTTTAGCCAAATAAATGATTGCAGATTCTGTATTTCCATAAATATCATAATTATGAATCATTTTCATGCAAAGGCACCAACCTTTCGTGGTTCTCTATATGAGATTTCAAATGTCGCGTCGCCTGTAAATTCAAATATATTTTCTCCGTAAGCAAGACGAGGCCAATAAATGTCATCTATATCCTCAATCCCTAAATCTTCAAATGAAACAATTGACTTTGTGATGTCGTAGATTTTTAAATTTCTACAATCTATATAGAAATCATCACTTTTTAATGCATTAATTTTCATTGTTCTACCATTATCGGTTTTATTCTTTATAGTAATTATCCCATGAGATTTTGGAGAAACTTTAATTGTGGGGTATACATAATCTTCCCAACAATCAGAATTGTTCTGAATAGAATATTCTCTAGGAAGAGTAGAAGAGGAAGTTGTTTTACATAAAATAAGAGGAGTATATCCCCATTGACTATCACAAGTTACTGTGTATGTTAGTTCATATGGAAGAGATGCATGTTCTGTAGATACCTCTGTAATTGTAGCAAAAAATTCGATTTCTTCTGAAAAATAATCGTCTCCAATAAATTTAAGAAGCCTTGGATATTGAGGGGATGTTAACCATGCATTAATGATTCTAATATTATTTGAAGTTAAATAATCAGAATCATTTGGAATAATAATTCCATTTTTTATATCAGCTGTATAATTCATAGAAAATTTTAAAATTCCATTATCTAAATATGGAGTATATGTTGGATTGTATTTTAAAATTCCATTTTTTAATTCTGGAACTACATTTTTGTTTCTGCATGGATTTCTCATTACGCCCATTTTGAATGAATAATTATCACTATATAATGTTCCGAACTGATTTTCTTTTGGCCGATATTTGTTCTTTTCTCCTAATTGCAAAGAACGATTTACAAGAGTATCATTTTCTTCTATTCTAGTCACAATCAATCCATATTCATCAGAAGTATGACCATTAAATTCAAATTGTAGCATTTTTTCACCTCTTTCATATATTTTAATATTAAAAGAGCTGTCTTAAAGACAGCCCTTTTAAATTAGCGAACTTTTTTCCAGTCACGTTTATTACGTTCAGTAATAATATCACCAATTTGATAAGCAAGTTTCTTAATATCTTGCTCATTATTGATTTTATCAACATTGATTGTAATATTACACTCACTATTCACACTCGTATCATTTGAAGACGATGGTAGAATAGTGGTAATTGGTTTCGCCATTCTAGCATTAAATTCATTCAGAGTAGCAACTGTAGGTTTCAGTTGATCTGTGAATTCTTTTGTCAGAACAGTTTCACCCGGATTTGCACCGATCAGCATAGAATCTCCACGCGGTATTAAAGCATCTCCGCCGATCATATCAAGTATGCTGGCAGGAATACCTTTCCGTACAACACCACCTTTAGAGAATCCGTAGGATTTATATGCCTTCAGGATTTTATTTTTCAGAGTAGATCCCCAAGAATCATAATTCTTAACACCCGGAGTATTGATCTGAAGAATATCTGCAAGCTGTTGCATTTCTTTTGGTCCGACTTTCTTACCTTTAGCATTAAAATATCCTATCAAAGGACTCACTCCGGCAGGAACGTCTGTTGCACCATCTGGACGATTACTCAGAGAATTTGTCCAGTCCTTCAGATATGCTTTCTTAAATCCCTCAACTGCGGTATATGATTGATTGCTATGGTTTGCGCCGTTTTTATAAGCATATTCCATGGCATCTCTCAGATTATTACCTGAAGTCTCTTTGATTCCAGCTTTATCTGCATAATCCTTGATCTTCTCATAATGAGAATCCGGCATTACATGAACGGTACAAGTAGCTTTAGCAAGACCACCACCGCCAATAGCAGTAATGATACATTTTCTTGTTTTAGACTCATCACGCGCCATTAAACCGTTCTTATCAAGACCTGAAGACACACCACGAACTGTACCATCAGAAGAAACTTTCGCAATAGATTCATCAGAACTTTTCCACTCAATATCAGAGTGTTCCGGTTTCTTTGGTGACCATGTTGCTTTAAGCTGTTTCTTGATATGACTGTATGTCAGATAAATATCTGTATCACTCAGCTTCAGAGTATAGTCTGTATCTGGTTTAATATTTGGACTTCCAGCAGTCTGAGAAGATCCTGCGTTATTCATTGCGCTATCAAATGCACTATTACCAGCAGATGATCCACCATAAGGCTTACTGGTGTCAATTTTTGTAACACCTTCCCATGCTTTTGTTGCATTTACAGCAGCAGTATTAAAGTCAGCTGCTTTTGTGATCATTTGACTATAAGTTTGAGAAACTTTCATGCCATACTGATCCATTACGTCACCCAGATGTTTATAGGTGCTGTCGTAATTTGCTTTTACATTAGAAAGCATGCTGCCAATAATAGCTTCTTGGAAAGCTGCATTTTTCTTAACAGCATCAAGAGTATTGTCTAATGCCTTATTTGCCTCATCTGAAAAATTCTCATAGCCGGTATTTTTCATATCGACTTCATGCTGATGCATTGTATCGGCCATATCGTCTTCTGCATCTGCAAGTTCCGCACGTAATTTCTCAAGACGAGCTTTTGAGGCTGCATTTGATGTTCCTTCAAGTGCAGCAATCTGTGCTTTTAATGCATTGATATCTTTAGTTTTCTTCTTTAGAGTTTTGTCATAATCGTAATATTTCTCTTTAGCAGAAAGAGCATCTTTACGTTTTTCAATATTCTCCTGTAACAGATCGTTCTCTTTAGTAACTTGAGTGGTATACATATCAAGAAGGTTCTGTTTAAGATCAGCAAGAGTAGCAGACTCTTGTTGCAAACTCTTAAGCATTTCATCGGTTTTAGTCTTATAATATTCTGGACCAATTGCACCATTTTTATACATTTCATCCAGCTTATTTAATCCCTCACGATAATTTGCTATTTTATCCTTAGTGGCGTCAATCTGTTCTTGAACCAATAAAATATTGGTCAAACCGTTTGTAGAGAAGGCTCCATCATCATTATAGAAACTCTCGGTATCACCAAGTAACTTTTGAGCAGTCTGAAGCTCAGATACAAGATTTGAAAGTTTATTCTGCGCTTCATCAAGAGGTTTAAATCGAAAATCAATTTCTTCCTGAGCTAATTGTTGCATCGCCTCTTTGGATTTAATAATAGAAGCAGTGAGGTTATCATATTCCTCAATTTTCTTCTGCATCTCTTCATTACTCCAAGTTTTTGTTGCAATTTCTTCTGCAAGAAGCTGACGTTTTTCTTCATCAGCGCGAATAACTTTATCATAAGTTTTCAAACGTTCTTCATAATCATTGGCTGAAAGCTGATAATTAATATCATCAGCATTCTTTTTATAACTAATAGAAGCGTCCTGCTTATCACCAGCTCTTTCCCAACGATCAATTTGCCATTGCTTTAAGTTCTCTCTGGTTTCTTCAAGAGCAGCTTTAGCTTCTTGGATGTGTGTATCAGCCTCAACAATAGATGTGTTCAAATCAGTTAGATTTTTCTTCATTTCCTGATAAGCTTTATCTTTTTTGTTATGACCATTCACATTAAGATAATCTGTCATGCTTTGCTGAACTTTATCTCTTTCTTTTAACATCCAGTCTTTTTGATATTGAGCATAACTTACTTGTTTTTCAAGATCTTTCCAATATACCGAACCAACTTTTTGAGATTTTCCACTCTTTATACGATTTTCAGCTTTAGCTGCATAATATTCCTCTTTAGCTTTACGCTTACTGATGATCAGATCATAGGAATCGTAAACATTATCAACTTTAGATTTAGCTAAATCAAGTTTCTGAGTTTTCTTATCTCTATATTTTTGAACGGCGTCAAGATACTTGTCGTACCACTGTTTATATGCTTCTACAGCAGCTTTCTGATTTGCATCCAATGTTTCTATATTAATAGTGCCATCTTGAACTTTTTTCTTCAAAGCAGGAGTAAGATATTTGCTTACTTCGCCATTGTTTGCAACTTCTTCGGACTTCCTTTTATAAACAGAGATGCTTTCTTTAGCAGCCTTGATTTCTTTATCTGTATTTTCAAGAGCTTTATTATAATACTTTTGAGCTTTTGTATAATGGCTGTAATCGCTTTCGGCAAGATCTGTATACCTAGAAGTTATACGATCAAGACGATCCATAGCAACTTCAACCCAATCCATAGCATTATCATTCAGCTTCTTGATTACATTTTGAAGAGCTTCGCTTACTTCATCAGCCGCGTCACTTGTATCATCACTATTGTTTGATACCGCATCTGTATTATCTTCGATTGCATGTTGAAGACCAGAATTACCGGAGTTACCAGAATTTCCAGATCCGGCAGGTTTAACAGTTGCAGCTCCGCCTTGGAAGTGAAATCCCGGAGTATTACCAGCAGCAGCATAGGCTTTCATAACGCCTGGAGAAGTAACAGTGCCACTTGCATAAGCTCTGGCATGTCCTTGAATAGCCCCATGTTTAAGAAGAGCATCAGTTTGAGTAGTAGAGAATATAATGTCGCCCTTTTTCAGGTTCTCTATATGAGCACCGCCAGGAATTAAACTCCAAACACCATCACGAACAATTGATTCAGCGTGACCGTTGATACCCACTTCATTTACAAGAGCTTGCTGATCTTGTTTAATAGCAACATTCGTACCACTTGCATGAGCCGGTGTAATATTTAAAACATTGTAAGCACTTCCAGTAGACTCGGCTTTGAACGTACCACTTGAGAGTTGAACTTCTTTACTCAAACCACCACTTGGTCCACCTGAATTTATCCAATTAACAGTTCCGGTAGCAGTGAATGAAGTTTGAACGGCAGAAATATCATTTCCCCAATGAACAGTACCATGAGAATAATGTTCGGTAGCAGCATAAACATCTACTAAACCTGTCTCATTAGACCATTTTACTTTTCCTTCGCTTTTTTTCTCTTCAGCAAGGTAAGCATCTACTTCGTGATGTTCTGGCTTGAAAGTTACAGTTCCTTGGCCTTGTTGTTCTTTTGTTAATGCTTGGAATTGAGTTTCGTCAATTTTAACCGATATAGCAGGTGTATCACCTGATAAAGATTCCAGACTTGAACGTAGTTCATCGATTTTAGCTTTACCATCTTCGGTATTGACATCTACGTCCAATTCAGCTTTTTGAGCCAACTCTTCGTCATTAAGAGATAATAACTTATCAATATCACCGGTTTTATCAACTGCAATTTGAACATGCATTTGCATATTACGCTGGTCAATCATAGATTGAATTGCTTTATATTCAGATGAATCTACGTCAAAATTTACTTTAATATGCTCTAATTCACCAATTTGTGATTGTAGTTTATCTACAGATAATCCTTCTGTACTACTATCCACATCAAATGAGAGTTTAATATTCCCATCTGCTTGCATCTGACGCAATGAAGCCATTCCGTCCTGAGTGGCTTGATCCAATTCGTCAAGCCCGGTCATATCAACATTAGGATCAATATTAACAACACCTAAAGCTTCAAGAGCCGGTAGAAGAGCAGTCGCCTGTTCTTTTGTTAGCCCAAATTGATCTGAAAGTCCCTGAAGAGCATCTTCAACATTACGAATACCCTGATCTTCAGATTCATAAGCTCCATTGCCTAATTCAATCTGGTTTGCTTCATTCCATTGATCTTTATCCAATGAATTAACAGCGTCAATGACATTCTGTAATGTTTCACTTTTCTGTTCCTGAGCATCTTTAATCTTATTAACCAATTCAACATCAGAATCTGTATAATCTCCAGTGTTACCACTTTCAATTCCTTCGTTGACATCCTGGAAGTGTTTGATTTGTGAGCCTTTAGCTTTCGCTTCATAACCCTGGATCATTTTATTATAAGCAGCTTCATCAACTTCAAATTCAGGTGTTAATTTAATGCCAGCCTTCTTAGCTTGTTCCTGAATTGATTCGATATATTTCTTACCTAAATCGGAATCTTTATCAATACCATTATCTTTTATGTACTGATTCAATTCGTCAATAGAACCTTTGGCATCCTTGATATCCTGGATCTTACGATCAACAGTACCATCTTTGAAGTCAGATATAGCCTGAGTAATACCAGTTTTTTGTGCAATTAAATTGTCAATAACTGCTTGTTGATCGTCCAGAGCGGACTGATTTGCACCACTGGCTTTCAGTTTTCCCATTTTAATCTGAGCATCAATGAGTTTATCGTCAATCTCTTCAGATTTCAGGGCACCTTCTTCAAGAGAAGATACAAAATTATTTGTATCGCCATAATCTTTCAATCTACCAAACATAGATTCGAATGATTCAAGACTCATACCCATAGCATCTGCAGCTTCTTGAGTATCAGTGAAAGAGTACATCCATTGCTGATTTCCATCCTCAAGAGTTTTGTAAGTAGCCAATCCCTTAGCCTCAAGATCGCTTAAAAATCTCTTTGGACCGGAAGCATCATCAGTGTAATAATTCTTAAGTTTGTTGTAGTTCTCAATGAAATTATCAGCATCTTCAAAACCATTCTGAGAGAAATATTTTGCAGCTGCTTTAAACTGAGGTGTACCAACTAAGCCTTTATCATACAGATCTTTTGCGTTATCCAGATAACTCTTAGCTGTAGTATATTCATTGCCTTCAGTAGAAAGATTGTCAGCATTAACCATAGCTTGGAAATCAGAGAACTGTTTTGCAGCCTCCTGATACTGAGCAAAATACTGTGCCTGCAGATTTTTAAGATTTTCTAATCCTTGCTGAGTATAATCTTTGTTACCTGCTGATAATTGATCCTGATAATCCTGAATCCGTTGTGCAAAATCAGAATTCATGAATTCATTCTGCTGTTCCAGATAATCCTTCATTCTTTCTGTGTTGATTTTCAAACCTTTTGCAGTGCGATCGAATACATTATCAACATGAGCATCTTTTAGATCACTGAATTGTGTTCTAAGACTATCCATTGTATCAGATGTGAGTCCTGTTTCTGTCTGCATTTCGCTAATAGCTGATGTAAGAGCAGTAACAGTGTTCTGCATATCAGTTACAGGAAGATTAAATGCTGTTTTTGTCCAATCGGCCTGAGAAGCCTTCATGTTTTCAATAGACATCTGAGAAGCTTGAATCTGATCTTGCCACTGCTTAATCTGTTCGTTATCTTCATCAGAAAGAGGAGATAAGCCTTTGCTATTTTTCAAAGCATCGATATTATTCTGATATTCTTTAATCTGATTATTAAGATTCTCAATCTGTTTGTCACCATTTTCAATTAAATTGGTGTAATCTGAAGCAGTAGCTTTCATATTATAAGCAGATTTATTATTCAGTCTTGTCTGCTGATCGGAAGCATCAGTCTGAAGACGAGTTAGTTCTTTTGAGAGATTATCCAGATTTTTAGCTGAAGTATCCAACTGAATCTGTACTTTAGTATCTTCAATTTTGGATTTCCAAGTGTCGAGATCAGCATTTGCCATTGATGGATCAAGTGACAATTTCATAATTGCTTGAACTGCAATTTCATCATTTCCATATTCTGACATTAACTGATTTACAAGGTTTGGTGTTGTAACAGAGGCCATATGTTTGTCTGCTAAATTCTTTGTTAAATTACCAAGAATTGCAGACTTAGCATTGCTCATATCAAATCCGCTCAGATCCATAGTATCCATAATACTCTGAATATATTTATCAGCAGCAGCAAGCTGTTTCGGATCAGTTACATCTTTTACAGAATCTCTGATTTTACCGATAGCATCACTTGCTTTATCAAATGCTAAATTCTGTAATCCCTGTTGTAGATTATCAGTCTCTGTAGCAAGTTCCGGGAACTGCTGAATAAGATCAGTAATATCTGAATTCTGGAATGTACCGGATTTGATAGAATCCATTGAAGACTTGATATTTGACATATCTGTCTGGAAATTGTCTGTTATGGTATCAAGATCTGTTGCTGTATCTTCAGCAGAGTTCTTGAAGAGAGAAGAGAAAGTTTTTGATTCAGCTTCAATTTTTGCTTTTTCTTGTGATTTATTAAAATTGGAAGCAAGATCCATATAATTCCAATCAGAACCATCTAATCCTTGATCGCTATAATAATTCCAGAAATCTTCTATTTGCTTATCAGTTTTATCCTTAAAGAAATTATAAAGATTTCCTGATGGGCCAACAAAATTATCTCCTTCGTTTAAATCAGCGCTGATATCAAAAATATCTTTCAGATTTTCTTTTATACCTTCAAGATTTTTCTCATCTGGTCTAGCAATAGCCATAATGTTAGATGCAAGCGTATCAGCACTAATACCAGCATTATCTAAAGCTTCTTGTAATCCGTCGATTTCTGAGATCTTGGCTTTAACAGCATCAGTACCACCAGATTTTCCAGCATTTACTAATTGATCTTCAACACCATCAAATTTTGCTTTGGCGAAAATATTGTTAATGCGATCTGTTTCTTCCTGAGCTGAATCTGTTACACGACCATATAATGAAAAAAGATCTTCTACAGATTTTGCAGTATCTTTTGTTTTAGGATTAATTAATGCACCTGTATCTTCATCAAATAGTCTATTATAATCATCAGATATTTCATCCATTGCGTCTGCAATTTCACTCTGTTTCTTAGAAACACGATCGTCCATTTGGTTCGCAATATTTTGCTGTTCAGTAAATCCTTCATCATCAGCACTCATTTGGTCTAATTTTTGGTATGCAGCATCACGTTTTTTCTGTAATTCAGCCAACTCATTGACTTTTCTGGTAGTTTCTTCAACGATATCTTCCTGTTTAGCAACAACACTGTCACTATATTCATTTGCAACAGCTTGACTTGTTGTATATTTTTTATTCAGATTCATATCTGCGTCAATAGCTTGCTGTTGGGCTTTGGCATTAACAAGTTTTTTCTGTACAGAAACTTGTGTTCCAAGTAGAGAATTCTCTTTCGTTAACTGAGAGAGTTCAGCATTTTCATCAGAGGTTCTATTCTGTGTAGCACGAAGCTCATGAATACGATCTTGATTAGTATCATACTGAGACTGCTTTGTACTAAGCTCTGTTTTTGCATTTTGGTATGCTTGCGCTGACTCATCTGAATGCTTTTTGGCTGTAGCTTTTGTAATAGTAAATTTGTCATCTGCCCATTTCCATGCAGCTGTACCTGCTGCAATTCCGCCAACAACAGCTAATACAGGCCAAATTGATTTGAGGAATGCACCAAGACCTGCAAATGTAGATCCTACAGAGCTAAATTTAGAAGCATTTCCAACTTTACCCGCTCCGTTTGCAGTATACCCAATTTTAGCAAGCATATCTTCTGTTAATGATTCTTCCGGAAATGCTTGTTTAAGAGCTTGATATGCTATACCAGAATCCAAAACTTTCCCGTATTTAGAAATCCAATTAACTCCAGCCGACATATTCCCTGCCGCTCTTAATGAATTGGATAAACTAGAAATACCTGTTGCAATATCTCCGCTAGTAGCAGCAGTATTTAATAGTTTGACAGCATTACTTACTTTTCCGATTTTACTTAATGACATGAGCTGTCTTTAATGTTATAATCAAACTATAAATGTATTGGAGGTAATATTATGGCTCTTATTAAATGTCCTGAATGCGGGGGCCAGGTGTCTGATAAGGCTCCGGCCTGTATTCACTGTGGTTATCCGTTACAGGAGATTGTCTCAAAAAGTACATGTATAATCAATTATGCAGAACAAGATGTTACTGACATTAAAAAATATATTCTGTCTTTATCACCAGAAGATCAGCAATATTTCGCCCAATTTCTTCAATTACAATATGGATCATCTAAAATGCGTCCACCTATCAGTAGTGCGCAATATGCAGAGTTTCATGAAAAAATGGGAGAATGGGCCAATACATATAAACTGACAAACGAATTTGCCGCAAAGATGATTCTTGATTGTATGGCGCATAATTTTGAAAAGTTTACTTTTGAACAAGTGCGTTATGTTCAACCCAAATCAAATTCCAATGTCGTTCGTTGTCCTCGTTGTGGTTCCACATCAGTCACAACAGAAGAACAAGGTTATGGACTCTTCGGCTGGATTGGTGCATCTCAAAAGAAGAATCTCTGCCAGAAGTGCGGCCATAAGTGGTGGCCAGGAAGATGAGGTAATACTATGGATATGCATAATATTGTAAATGGATTTTATGAAAATGTAGAAGAACGTAGACTTCATATGAAACAAGAATTATCTGCTGATATTCAGAATGAAAATACTGCTCCTGTAATCGCTCAAAAACTATATGAGGCATTATGTTCTTATCAAGAATCGTTACCAGACGAAGATGATATGGTTCTTGCGGTAGCTCATTTTGGAGAAACAGTTAATATAATTGTCAACAAAGTCGGCTACATTGGGTACAACCTAATCGTGTTTTACGGAGAGGACAGTTACGGCAAACCGCAGAAACTGATACAACATATAAATCAGTTGGATTTTCTTTTAAGCGCGCAGCCAAAGGAAATTCCAGAAGCCCCAAGACGGCAAATTGGTTTTCAAACTGAATTTGAGACGGAATAATAATGTTATTATTTTTTGTTAAGCTAATCATATAAACACCTACTTTCAGAATGGAGTACATATGTATACTGGAAATTATAGCCCAGAAGAAATCAATAGAATAAAAAAGATTATAGAAATCGGTGAATCTCAAAAACAAATTAAGCAATCATTTTGGGATGAAATTAATACTCCAGATGTTCTAAAATTAAAAGAAGAATCAAATACTCTCTGGGAAGATTATCGAATTGTCGATAAAAAACTTCTAAGGAAAATTCTGGTACATAATAATGGTTTATCAATATCTGATCCTGATTATATAAGCCTTAGTATAAGAATGATTGGACACATAAATTCAAATCTTCCAGACGATTTTCAAGAATTAATTTCTGTCTCACAAAGCAAATATGCAAAGTATAAACCGGTCAAAGATATTTACACGAAAGCATTACATAAAAATATTGCAAATTTATCATTAACAGTCACTCCTGAAAATAGTATATCAATGAACTCATATGGAAGTACACGATGGGTATTCACAGAATTTTATTGTTCCTGTAAACCATTTTTAATTCTTGACATATGTGGATGTGAAGTTATTGTCATTCAGGATATTTTTCCTGGTAAATATTGTCAAACAGAATATTCTATTACAATGTCAGACCTAAAGAATAGGTCAGATTATGAAATACAAATCAAAAAACAGAATTTTCTTGACAATTTTAGAAAAGAATTAGATCCGTATGAAAAAAAATTACATTCATCTCCGTTTTATAAAAAACCTATTCCGAAACCTTTTGAAAACATCTACACACTTTATGCCCAAACTGATTCAGAAGAATACGGTAGAACAAGGCGATATTTAATCATCGGATGTATGACATATGAAAAAGAATGAACTTACGTTCTGACTTTACAACAATAAAGTCTAGTGATATATTTACTAATTGTAGGATAGCCGAGAGTGTGCCTCGGCTTTGCACACACCTACAATCATAAATATCAAAATCGGATGTTCTGTCCGAAATCAAAATCCACTTATATTTACTTTAGCCATATGGCAGAAGGGAGGTGGAACATGAAGAAAGAAGAACATCAATTTAAGCTTGCAAAGATAGCAATTAAAAGATTCTTTACGGTTTTAGTATTACTTGCAGCTTTATGGATGGTGTTCCAGCACAATCCAACAAAACTCGTGACATCAATAAACCTGAAAGAACAGAGCATTGATATTAATTGCGAGTTTGCAAGCGAGACACCGGAGAAGTAGAAATACAACTCTGGTAGTGTGGGGTGAAACCCACACAATTAAAGTTTTAAAGGTTAAATTTCAATAATTTAAAATTCAAAGCTTATCTTACAGACACTGCGCTTGATCACCGCGGTGTCTTTCTTTTATCAAATATAATTTCTCTCTTTCGTATAAAGCGATTCGGCAGAAGAGAAGTGCCGCTCATGGAACATTCATTAAAAGTATATATAATATACTCCGAGGAAGGGTGCTCTCTCTACTCCTCCTGATTATTAATATGTTTCCCTCGTCATTACTTGCGTAATTGTTACTAACGTTTCACATATGACTAAATCGTAAATCAGGTTGGTACGTGCGTTGTCACGAGCTTTCGCTCACTTCACTATGCGATCAGCATAGAATAGTGAATTCGGCGTATTAATCCTCTATTTATTTTAAGTCGCTATTCTCCACACATTGATATGAATCTCTATGTAGATAGGCTCATTGTTAAAAATCGGAAAATAACGTGTAACCCTTAGATTTTTGGGTCAACCTACGACTGTTGCAAGACCTCCACCACTCAGGAATTTTAATCCTGCCATTGTTGCATTTTTTACTGTCATTGCTGCAAATACAGCAGTAAGTAATGCTGGTATTGGTCCAAGTGTTTTTTCAAGTGACGTAAATCCTTCTGTTAAACTATGTACAAATTCAAGAACACCATTTACACTACCTGAATTATAGAAATTAACCCAGAAATCCTGCATCTGTGTTTTGATTGCTTGTAGTTTACCAGCGGTTGATTCCATGTATTTTTCCTGGTTAGCTTCAGCATTACCATTTGCGGTTGTTGCTTCCTCTGCCAGTGACATGGAGTCTGTGAATGCATCAAGCATAGACTTGAATTTTGAAGTTTCTGTTTCATTTAACGAATTCGCAACATTCGTTTTGTGTTAATATATTATGCTGCTATATAATCAACAAATTTATCGTTTTTAAAATCAATTACAAATTGCTCCCATTGATCTTTGGTTGCAATATCACCATATATACTATGGAATAAATTATGAATATCTTGCCTTACACATACGCCAAGATATTTATTTTGTTTTTCATTAAATTTAGTCACGATTATTTCTAATTCTTTGGATGTATATTCGTCTAAATTTTTATTTTCCAAATTCAATTCATATAATATATCTGATATAATTTGGTTAACAGGATATATATGATGCACATCAAATTTTTCACTTCCTGTTAAGACACATTTATTATTGCATGCATTAATGCTATTTTTTCTCCATGTATAAGAACGCCTTCTTAAATAATCATTTAAACGATTATTGATTTCTCCAAATGGATCAGACCTAAACAATCCTAGTCTTTCTCTCTGATATTTTACATTTCTTTGAGATCGTTTTAATTTGTCAGCTAATTCTATATCGGACATAAATTTCCAATTATTTTTTATAAAATCTTTTTCATCATCGGTCCACATGCAATTTAAAGAATAGTACGATTTCAAATTTAACTGAGATGCTTTCATTTGAATACAATCTTTTGTTTTATGACGCGGTAATAATTTCATGATTTCTATCATTGGGATCAGTGAATAATTTTTCTTTAGAATATTTATTTCTTCTTCAGTCCATGAATCATCATTTCTATATCCTAATTTAAATGCTTTTTGCTTTACCTGAGAAGAAGATTTTCGATTGTCAATTAAATCAGATATTTCCTCAAAAGTTTTACTATACATGTTCTCTTTAACAATTAATTCATCTTCTTTTCTCCAAAAATAAAAATCAGCTGAAAATCCACGCTTCTTTGCCATATCATAAACATTTTGTTTATTCATAAACGGATATTTCTTAAATATTGAGTCCCAATCACCAATTTGATAATACTTTTTAATATACTCAATATCTTCATCTGAATACTTTCTATATCGTGTTTTATCAGGATTATAAATTCCGGCATCTACTAAACATCTTTTAATAGCATCTCTGCCGAATCCTGTATTTTTCAATATTTGATTACAACTCATTCCTGAAAGATAAGAATCTTTGACAATTTTTTCTTGTTCTTCTGTTAAAATAATTTTTCTTCCCATAAATTCCTCTATATAAATAAATTTTATATTTATAATTTTTGATGTTATATTTGTTATACGCATATTAACACAACTTGCGCTTTTACGCAAGCATAGACTATTTCTTCACCTACCGACCTTTACGGTTTAGGGTGTCCTTTTCGATTTAAGGGGTTTTCACCCACGCCATTTGCGATTGCGCCCTACGATTATTGCTATAGATATTCAGGATTTCCACCTTTATTCTCTTGTCTATAGCTCGACGAGAATCTAGTCGTTGAACGTTCACCCTCGACTCAAGTACCGTATGATCTACGGAATACGTTAGGGTGCTTCGCTGCATGAACAACCAATCCTTGCGTTTTCAAACCTTCATAATCTAGTTTCCTGATTATTGTGGTGCAAGGCTCTAAGGTATTACCTGCAGTTAAAATCATTCCAGTATGAATTTCTTCATACAGAGGCTAGCTTTTAGCCTCGTAGCTGCTACATCGAATGCGATCTTGGCTTGCTGTGCATCAGTTAAATCGTCCCACTTATCTTTAAGCTCAGACATAACAGTAATGATACCACGGTCAGATCCATCCGGATTATAAACATCTACACCTATAGCATGCAGAGATGCAGAAGCATTAGATAAAGTTGCATTGTCAACTTCGTCGGCATATTGTGGCATTTTACCGACTTTTGTAGTTCTTGTGATAATTGTCTTCAAAGCATTACCAATTGAAGATCCATCTTCACGAGTTCTTTCTGATACTTTAGCAGTAATAGCTGCAAGCTGTTCATATGACATACCTGCATCATAAGCAACCTGACCGGAAACCTGTACAGCATCAGATATAATTTTGATACCTTTAGCGTAATCAATTCCCACACTTCCGGAAACTTTATCCAGAACATCGACAATATGCATAGAGGCATCAGCAGCAGTAGTAGATCCATCTTCTAACATATGGAACTGCTGTAAAATACCCTGTACCTGATCGGCAGCAGTAGAGGCATCAACGCCACTTAAGTTACTTAAGATAGCGGTTGGTTTAGCTGTCTGCTGAATTTCAGAAGCAGTAGTATTCATATTTGCATAGATTTTATAAATGTCCATAGTATTATCCAAGGACATCGATAGATCTTTTGCCATATCAATTGCAGAAGTACCAAGATTCTGTAATTGATCAGGCGATAAATTCATTGTGTAACTAACATTTGTTAAGTCTTTTTGGAAATTTAAGAAATCATTGAAGCCTTGTTTGGCCTGCTGAATTGCTTTCATGGTTACCTGGAAATAAGAAACATAACTTGCAATATCTGCAATAGCACCTTTAAAGTTTCCTGATACCATTCCTTTAATAGAAGTTCCGAATGAAGACATCCCGGTTGATGCTTTAGAGGCAGTACTAGAGATAATGCGCATTGCATTTCCTGCTTTTTCAAGATTACCAGTTAAAGTAACAACATTACCAGATATATCAGCAAATTGCATCTTTACTTGTCCGGTAGTTTCATTGATAGATGAAGAAATCTTAGATGTTAATCCGATAGAATTAGCGTACTCTGTAAGCATTGTTTCAACATCTTTTGTATCTTGTACCAGTCCTTTTGTTCCTTCTAAATAAGTTCCTTTGCTATTTGTTTTATCGTAATTTTTAGCAACTTTTTGAAAATCTTGCATTTTAGATGCTAATTCAGAAATTTCATCTTGAGCTTGGCTAGTATCAATTTCTTTATTATGGAACTTGGTTACAATATCATTATATGATTCAACAAAACCATTTAATTTATCCGTATATGCCGAAACCTTACCAGAAGAATTTTCTGCCTTAGTTAAACTATCAAAAGCTGTTCCAAATTCATTTGCAAATTGAATAAATGAACTTCCTTTAAGAGAATCAAAAGTTTGATAAAAATCTTGCATTCTATTTTTGAAATTGCCAAGATTATCGGCTCCATTCTCAAATGTAAATGCGCTTTCTAATTTCTCTTTTAATGAAGCAATACCATCCGGAAGATTCATAGTATTCTGCATATGCTTGAGAGAATTTTCAAAATCATTTATTTGGCTAGATAATGACTCTTTTAAATTTCCTAGAATATTATTTCTGTCAAAATCGGAGGCATTTTTTATATCTGAAATTAAACTATCTGAATCAATATTTTTACCAGAATTTTTGATCTGTGCTTTTAATGCTTCATATGTAGCCTGAATACCATTACGCTGATTCATTTTTTCAGTATATTCTTGTTCAGAATAATTTTTATTGCCAGCCATTTTATATAAATCATTGCTAAGTTTTCTCTGACGAGAATATGCCTGAGTCATTAAAGTAGTGATTTTATTTTCATAATCTGACATACTCTGCTCAGAATCGGTAAATGCTTTCTCATAATTACCAAAAAGCAACTGATTCAGTACACTATCAGCATCATCCTTATTATTCTGGTATGTATTTTTCTTGAATTCGTCAACATTTTCTTTGAGCTTTTTTATATTTTTAAATCTATCAGTAAATCCAGAAATAAAATCATCACTTGAAATTTGACCTTTTGCACCTTTTGCTTCAAAGCTATACAAATCCTGCATAGCAGATTTTAGTTCTTTTACTTTTTCAATAGCTTTGGTATACTGTTCTGTAAATGCTTCTTTATTATTAGCTTGGATAGTCTTTTCATCAAATCCAGATACGTCTGCCTGAGCTTGTTTCATCTCACGAACAACTTTGTCATAATCTTCAACATTTTTTCCAGCATTTTTTAATGCCTCAGAATTCTTTGACACAAAGTCATTTTGAGTTAACTTCTCAAATGCATCATTTGCTTTTTTGGCTGCCTCAGCTGTTTCAGTAATTCGATTTCCAATTTCTGTGTATGTATCGCTACCTTTAGAATATTGACTTTGTTTTTTTTTATATCCAAGCAATTCTGCATTAAGGGATTTTACTTCTTTTGCCTTATCAATAGCATTGTCATATTGTTTTGCGATATCAGAATTTTTGATGGCATCAGCCTGCTTTTTAGATGCAGTAAGTTGAGCCTGAGTTACTTTCATATCGCCTTGGATTTGCTTCAATCCAGATTCTGTATAACAAGTCTTAAGATGTTCTTTTAAAGTAGAAAATGAGTCAGCGGCTTTTTCCCCAACGTCTCCAAGTTTTTCTGCATCAGCAATATATCCATCCAGTTTAGCAGAAGTAGATTCAAAATCTCTATTTAAACCAGCTAATGGACCAATCCATTTACCGTTTTCGATACTTCCGGTAAAATTATCAGAAGCATTTTTAGTACCAATAACAACATTTTGCTTCCCGGTCAATCCCTGTTCCAGATTATGTACATAATTCAAAGCAGATTCACGAGCCTTATTTGAATCAAACTGCTCGTTAATATCTGTGATTTGCTTCTGAACATTCTCTAACCCAGCAGGAGTAGTAATAGTAGATAAACTTTTTTGTATACCCTGAAGTTTTCCAGCAGCAATAGTACCAGCCTGTCCAAGAGATTCTATATCTGAAATCTGTTTAGAAATATCCGTATTTAGTGTATCTTTTTTTACATTGAAATTATCACGATTTGTTTTACGAGTTGCAGATAGTGATCTGGCAGATTCAGCAGATCCTTTTCGAAGTGCTTGAGTAAAGTTCTGATACATATAATTGTTATCAGGAAGAGATGCATTTAATCTTGCAATTCTATGTAATTCAGATAAGTCTTGTTGATCAGATTTGATATCATCTTGCAACTTCTTAAGAAGATTAGGATTCTGTTTATCAGTGGATTTATATTTCTCCGTATCAAGCTTCGCATAATTAGAGTTAATCTTTTTACTTAATTTAACAGCTTCTCCCTCAAGTTTCTCATAACTATCATAATATGCAATAGCATTTTCATATCCCTCAGCTAAGAGATTACCATTAGCATCGAACTGTTTTTTATATGTCTGAGTAAGTGTGTATATAGTTCTGTTGGTATCTTCATACACTTTAATATATTTCTGAGCATCACCAAATTCTTTCTGAGAAAGCTGTTTTAAACCATCTAATTCTGGAGGAGTAACAGGTTCTTCTGTTAAATTAGAATTAACATTCTTCAAACCAAACACAGTTTTGATTGTATCGTTCTGTTCTTTTGCAGCATCTGTAACTTGATTTGTTACTTTCTTCTCGGACTCAGCAATTTTATCATTTGCAGCAACAACAGCATCAGCTTCTTTGGATTTTGCATCAATAACTTGATCTGCTGTTCTAGTAATAGCATCTGCAGTTTCTTCTGTCTGTTTTTTAATATCAGAATTATCAAGTAACGATGAAGCAGTAGTAGCTGGTTTCGTAATAGTAGGAAGATTTTTAATAGCAAAATCCACATGCCCGTCAGCATGAATCATATCTTCAAGCTGACTTGCTAATTTATTCATTACTCCAATATTTTTTATAATTTCATCAGTATCGCCATTTTCATTATCGCGGTTATTGAGTTTATCGGCATTAATTTTAATAATTCTGTTGGAAATTCTATCGAATATCTTAGACACATCGGGATTATTCCCTAAATAACCCAGATCTTTAAGCGGCTTCTTTATCGAATAAATCTGTTCTACTGTTTTTCTTGTAGAATCAGCAGCTAATTGTGCTACTTCTTGACTCATAGGTTTTGGACCAACAAATTTTTCTTTCTCATCATCAAATAAATGTGGTGCTACTTTTGCATACGCTTCTCTAAATACTGCACTTTTTAAAGCATAATCAGATGGATGAATACTATTTGTTTTTCTTGCTTTTCTTGCTTTTACAAAATTTTTATATGCATCTTTTAATTCATCATATAATTTTTCAATATTTCCTTCTGGTCGATCTGAGTCATCAGAATCATCAATAACAGGTTTTACTTTTTTTTTAGTTTTACCAGTAGAAGAAGCCTTAGGTGTAGATTCTTTCTTTTTAGTAATTTTTGAAATGCTATTTGCAATATCTTTTTGACTGATCTGCGTCGGATCCAGAGCGCCCGTTACAACCTGATCGATAATATCATATACATTTGCTTTCTTAGCAATCTGATCTGCCAGATAAGCAACATAATTACCTGTATCAGCCTTTTCAGAACCAACGCCCATTAATTTATACATTTCTTCAGGTGAAACTTTTGCAGCAGCTTTAACATTCATTTTAGAACTTAAATCAACAAAAAACTTAGAAGCATTAAGTACATTTTGTACGAGCTTCACTTGTTCATTAATTGCATTACCATATTCTGTTGCAGATAAAGAAAGATCCGGGGCAGTAAACGCCTCGGACGGAATAGTTTTAGATACTGCTTTTTTAGCATTTTCTAAGTAGCTTTTTAATCTATATACAGTTTCGTATGATTCAGGAATATTTTTATCTGATATTATGCCCTTATCCGTAAGTGTCTGAATTATGCCACTTCTTTGACGAGCTGATAATTCAGGAACTCTTTTCATGAAATTATCAAGAGATATATTAGGCTCTTTATCTAGCCCTGGAAAATCTTTGAATTTTCTACTGACATCTGAATAAGCTTTCCCAATAGCGGCCTGTAAATCTTTACCAATGCTTTTGCTGATAGTACCTTTATTTACTAGAAACTCCACTTTTGCTTTTGCTGTCGGAAGGTTCTGAAGTGCTTTTATTTCAGAGGCATCAAGTTTTAATTTAACTGGGGTCTCGATTGGTTTTGCCGCTTCCTTTTTTGCCGCTTCAACTTCTGACATATCGACTTCACCTTTAACTGTCAGTGTAACTTCCTTTCCGTTAAGTTTATCAAGTCCTTTTTTTAAATCCGCAACATCTTTTATTAAATCTTTTGTGCCTTTCTGTATTCCGTTAGCCATAAGTGTTACATCGGTATCTGTTTTTAATATAATATGATCGCCCATTAATTATCACCTCGTCCCATAAAGCAATCTAAAAAGTTCGTATTTACTTAAATATTTCTTAACAATTTGCACAACATGTTTTTCTTTTTCGTGAGGACTACTATAAGATTTTGCCCAATTTTGCATTGCACGTACTGGAGAGAAAGTTTTTACAGCAGGTCTAGTTTCGTGACTCCATTTATTAAGTGGACCGCGATATTTTGAACCGCCATGATATCCTTGTCTCATTGTTAAATTATATAATCCTGCATTATTTAAATGATGACCTCCTAAATGATCCTCGTTTAAATATATATCTATAGTATGTTCATCTAACATAGTAATATCGGCAGCTGATTTTAAACTATATAATCTATTATAATATAATGGTGAATATGAATTATACCAATTATTAATAATTTGACTATATGCACGTTTAGCGTCTTCGTATATTTTTTTTGTTTTTAAAGCAGAAAGCTCTTTTGCAATTTCTTTTTCTGAAGATTTTAAGCCATTTAAAAGTTCGTCTACAATAGCATTATAATGTTCTAATGTCATAGTAATTGTGGCCATACACATTCACCCCTATATAATTTAATTTATTTTAAGTCAAGTTTAATTCCATTTTCAGTTATATATTTCATTAATTCAGAAATACCTTCATTGGCAAATACACCAACAGTGGTAGCAAATGCTTCTGTATATTTTGCAATATATGCATCAATAGTTTTATTTTCATCATGAAAATTATCCATAAGTAAACCGTTAATAGTCATAAGTTCATTTAATTCATGCTCACCAACAATGGCACAAATTTGATCTAATAAACCATTTTCAAATAATAAATCATAATCTTGAAATGCATTTGTAGTACTATCATCAGTTTTTACTATATTCAATTTTGTATATAAAATAAGGATAGTAGTAGTCATATTGATTTTAGATAAAAACATATCAATATACTGAACCCCGTTTTTTCCAGTGATAATAGATTTATCAAGTATTGTCTGAAGAACAAGTTTCTTTTCTAAAACAGGGCAATATGTTCTCCAAATAATATTTCTAACAAATTCATCTCGCTGTTCATCTGTTTTCAAGAGATTATATCGTCTGATAAACTCTGGAACATCAATTTTTCTTTCAATTGTATCTGAATTAACTTTATTTATTTCGCTCATAATGAATCTCCTTTTATTCCTTATTTTCTGTATGTTCATGTATGATAAATTCAAATTCTGTTCTTGGATTTTCCTTATCGTATCCGGTTTTTAAAGTGAGAGAGTGCAGATGCTTTTCATCATCATCTACAATGGCCCCAGCCTCAGTCAACCCATCTAAAATAAACTTAGGGATTTGATTATCTACGTCGTGTCGTCTTTTTGTATTAAAAAAGACAGTTACAATGAGATCAAAATCATCTAACTGCCTATTATCCATTTTATTTATTTTTACCCAGAATTTTACGAATTCCTTCCACTTTTGTTTTAACGCATTCATCTGTATACGTGGTAAGATCATCCAAGTATTAATCGAAGGATGCCAAGGTTTTTCAATAGGAATTTTCTTGGCTCTTGGATGTTCTAAAAAATAATACTTTGTATACAAATCTAATGTCTTTTGATCAATTGTCAATATAATTGATTCACTCGGCATAAAAATTACCCCAAATTGTAAATTCAATATGCCCAAGATCATTATATAAAATATTAAATTCCATGTTACTTTCTTTTTCTCTTATTCGGTATACATGTATAATTTTTTCTGGATTTAAAGTCCCTCTTTCGGCTACTGCATATGTAATAATAACCTTTATTACTTTATTTTTTTGATCAAAATTATTTTTTAATTTTGAATCATAATAACCAGTTTCTAAATGTAAAGAACTGTCATCTCCCTGGCGGAGATCTAAATTTAAAGTATAAATATCTTCAATTTCGCAAAACTGCTCATTTTCAAACTGAAGGATAACGTTTGTTACTTTGTCTAAAATATATTTTTTTTTATTTTCCATATTCCTTGTTCTCCTAATATATTTAAACCTCTTTTACTAATTCATAACTGATAACAACCGGAATAATAATCAATCCTGCATTAGTATCACGAGTGTCATGTTCGTAGTATTTTCTTACAGTCTCTGCAATAGCATAAGATGAGCATTTAGTAGCGTCATCAATATCTGTTACAAAACTATATTCAATTTTTTGCAATTTCTTTTTTAAGTATGTCGGCCTTCCTGATACAGTAGTGGCAATAACATATCTTAGAACTTGTTTATCTAAAATTTTTTCTTTCATGTATAGTTCTCCTTATTCAAGTGTATGATTAAGCCATTGCTGAAACAGCTCTTTGGTTTCTTCAATTAAAAAGATGTAAACAATAATATCTTTTCCGTCATCCGTAACACTTGGATACATATCTATCGGAAATACTCTATGTTTAATATATAAATCACGCTGCTTCGGATTTATAATCCTGCAGACTTCTTTCTCCGTATAATCACGCGGCTTCAAATTTGATTGTATTCTCATATTCCTTTTACTCCTTAAAAGTGAAAAAAGGGGTAGTCTCGAATAGTGAGACATACCCCTAAAAAATCACTATTCAAATACTATTTACGTTTTCTTGTACGTACTGGTTTACGAGTTTCAATTTCCTCGCTGTTTTCTTCGTCAACTACAGAATCCGGCTCAACAATATCTTTTTCTGAGATCTTCTGTAATTTAATATCAGCAGTTTCTTTCTGAATTTTTGCAATCATTTTCTGATTTACTTCATGAAATTTACTGACATCAGACATATCACAATCTTTCATTCTTTCAGCAGCTTCTCTAGCTGTAATGTTTTCAGCATTATATTCTGTTAATGTATTAAAGATTGTTCTGCAATTATCGCTGCAATAAATCTCCATCCATCTTGGAAGATGGTCGAATTCTTCACAGCGACTACAATATGTATATGTTTTTCCGCATAAAATGCATTTCTTGTTATTTTTCTTAACCATGTTTTCCTCCTTGAATATGGATAGTAAAACAGCCGGTATGCTATGACACATACCGACCGTAATTAGAATAATATTATATTATCTAATGATTATTCTTCGTCTTCATCAGCCCAATAAATGTGATAAAGAGCTTTATCAGCAGAGCAGTAATCTACCTGAAGAGATCCAGAGTAAGCAAGCTGTCCGTCAGTTGTTAATGAAATTTCGACCTCTGGAGATACCTGGAATGATGGAAGCACGATATATAATCCCTTTAATACGTCAGAATGACAAGGATCAACAGCAAGAGCTTTCAGGGTCAGTTTAACTGTCTGAGGGAACTTATCTGCTCTATTAGTAATAGATACACCAGCTCCAACACTACGATCATACTTAACGATGTATGTATCTACACCTTCAGCTGTAGGAGGTGTAAACTCTCCACCTTCTGTAAGAGCGTATTTGTCTACATCTGCAGCAGTATTTTTCGTATATGCAGTACCCATGGAACCATTTGCGCTGAAAGCATTTACTTTTACAGAACCTTCAACAACATCTTTCAGAGTTGCTTTTTCACCTTTCTTTACGGTGATAATCTTTGGCATAACAATTTTATTCTCCTGAGAAGCAATTTTCTTACCTTCTCCAGAAGCAGCTCCAATAACATTCAGGTTGATCATTGCATTGTTAGCTGTAAATTCACCTGTTTTAGCTTTCCAGAAACGTTTAATTAGGTTTCCCTGGTTATCTGTTGCATCAGTTGACTCAGCACTAATATTAATTGTTGCATCCTGAAGCTGTGTTAAAGTGTATAATGGATTTCCGTCAAGGTCTTCAGCAAAACCATACTGAACACGATCAATTACGATATCATCTAATGTAAATCCCATTATGATTTCCTCCTTTAAATTTTTTGTATATAGAAATTAATTTTTGAGAGAAATTTCTCTCATGAAATTAAGTTCATTCTTATCAATCTTTGAAGCGTCAACAAAGCCGCTATAAATACCCTTAAGTAAAGCAGTAGAAGATTCATAAACTTGCAATCTTTGAACACTGTCCATAAATTCAACAATGCCAACTTCACGTAATTCATTTTTTTTATATTTGAAACCGGGATGATTAAGACAAGTAGATATGAGTGGTAGAAGAGTGGATTTGTAAACATCATTTTTGTGTTGTTCGAAGCTCATGCGATCTTCTTCAATCATCCATTCTTTTGTAGATTTTCCCCTAGCTTTTTCCACTTTTGGGTAAGTGTTGAACATAGCTCTTAAATATGAAGCCATCTGTAGATATGCGGCTTCATCTATCTGAACATTTTGTTCTTTGTTAAGTAAATAAAAAAACGGTTCCCCGTCTTCTGTTTGTGTTTGTTGCAATTGAAATAATTGGAAATTCAAATCACCGAATAGTAACTTTGTAGATTTTGAGTCTATACTTGGAACAAGCATACAAAACAAAGAAAAGTCAGACATTTTATTCCAATCAATACCAAGATCCCATAATTGCATGCGATACATAGTAGGATTAGCAATAAAAATATTTATAGTAGAATAAATTTTTTTCTCACCACTTTTTATGATATCTCCTATTGTAGGTTGATTAATTATAATGTCATTATATGTGTCATTTTCGATAACAAATGGTTCACCAAAATATAATTTCAGTGCATCAATTTCAGATTCTTTGGAAATTGTCATATTTGTTATTCATTCCTGCATATAAATTATTAGGACATTCAATTTCAAATTTCAACGTTCTACAATAATACCTAGAGTCAATAATATCTCCATAATCATCTATACATTTAAGTTGATTTCCCAAAGAATTCGTCCAACATAAAAGATCTTTTACGATATAACTCAATAAGTCTGTTCGTACAATCCCATATTCTGTATCAAGATCATCTTCATGAACTAAACACATAACTATAAGTGTTTGTATTTTCATAGCCTTATTGTAATATGATGTATCAGTATCATTTATATCAAACATAATAAAATTTAATACTTCTTTATTAATACCATTCAGTTTTAATATAGGAAGAATTTGCTTCTTATCAACTCGTTTATTATATTCAATGATTAAATTTCGCTCATTTAGTTCTTGAGCTGTGGGATTATTTTTATCTGTATATTTATTCAACGGGCGTTTATCTTTTTTTCCTAAAATTTCATTAAGATCAGGATCCTCATTGAATAGTTTTAACAGTTTATCTTTTTTATAAATAATGTCATTATTTTTCTTATTTTCAAGATCTCGTGTAATATGTGATATATCTCTATTCATCTAATTGCACCTCCACTTCAATAGAAGAATGATTGTCTCCATTATTATCTGTGGCTGATAAATTAAATCTTTTACCTATTAAACTATGAGCTTTTCCAGGCTTAAGTGATATAGTGACATTATCCATTACAGTCAATTTTATTAATCCTTCATAATATGATTTTTCTTCTTCTGTATATTCAGAATTTTTGTCAACAAGACTAATATTCCATTCAGAAGTAAGATCGGCATAAGGAAGTTTATATTCAAAATATGAATTTTTTCCAATATAAAGAAACTGTTTTGAACGGTCCAATAATGGCTCGATTTCACCATCGTCATTTAGATACATCCATTCAATTTGTGAACTTGTAATCATTGTTTGAGGTTTCTGAATAATCTCTGTTTTTTGATCACCAGAACCTTTATAATAATTGCAAATTCTAAGTTGAACATTATCAACTTTTTTATTCAATTCATCTTGTTTTATGGAAAGTTTAATTACTCCAGAAGGATTAAGATCTATTATTTTTGTGACCTGATAGACTTTTGGGTCAAGAATGTTATTCGTAAGCATAAAACGTTGTTCGTGCATAATAGTACGATCGTCACTAAGTCCTAAATCATATAAATTATTACCATACGCATAATAAATATCTGGAAGCCATGCAGCTGTCAGATTATCAAGCGAAGATGTATATTGATCATCCCAACGACCGCTTGTGTAGCTATTAGCTGATCTATTTGAACCCCAACATTTATATAATTTGTTATCGTAAATCCATTGAAATTTCCAATTACATTTTAATATATTATATCTAACAAAAGCATTCGCATCATCTCTACCGACAATAAACCACAGTTGTGTAATTCTTTCGTCTGGAAGTGAGAGCGGATTATCAAGTTCGTGCCCAGATATGTTAATATCGAAGTCAGTATCATCAGGAACAAACACATAACTTCCTATTGGATAATGTACTTTAGGCCGAAATTGTAAATAATAATCCACTGCATCTTTAAGAATGGAAAGCTTGGCATGACGTTGATATTTAGCATCTTCCCATTTCCATCCATCTTTTGTTAAAATATAAACTCTTTTATATTGTGCATCGGCAGTAAAAGAATTATTCATAATTGCATCAGACTGATTTTTCTTTACCTGAGCTAGATTACTGCCATATGATGACAAATAATTTTTGTACATTTCTGCAGTAACCATAGAATCAACTCCTAGAATTAATTTTGTCTACTAACGAATGCGCATCTAGTATCAATTTTCGGTAAGAACGATAATTAAAATCATCACTTCTTGTCTCATTGAGAGCCGCCTGTAATAAACTCATAATTGCTACAATTTCTACAGGATAGAAGAGAAGAGTATTCAAACCATCGATTTTCTTCATTAAATTGATAAAATATTTTTCAAAGTCAACATTTTTAAATTCATCTTTTGTTTTTGGATCCTTATATAAAAGAAGCCAAAACATTTCTTTGTGTAATTTTTCCTTATATTCTTCAATTTGTAAATCATCAAAATGTCCGTAAATTGTATCCATTATGTATTACTTCCATCCAGATAACTATTCCATATATAACCTCTATCTTTAATCAAGTTCTTCTGTTCCTTGATTAATGATTTTTTTAAATCTTTTAAACCATTTAAATGATTAGTCTGAGAATAAAATTTTTCCTCAGAAGATCCAAATACCTGCTGAATATTATTCAGGCTGTTAATTTTGGGTGTAATCCATTCAATTACCATACCTATACCTAAGATATCAGTTATAAATTCTGCATCAAAATCATCATCAACAGAATATTTCATTATATATGTTAATTCCTGAACTGTATCTCCAAGTTTCAATTCAGAAAAAAGTCTTCGAATATAAGGTTTATTTATTGATGCATGTAAATATTCCGGCATAAATACTGCATTTACATCATCATCACGATATTCTAAAATATCATAAGCTTCAGCTTTTAATCGGAATTTAGAGTATATTTCTTCATAATTTAGAGAAGGCATAATATACCTCCTTTGTTTTAACTAAATAGTCCTGTCATAATACTCATTTCTGTATCAAAGATTTCATCAAGAGTCTTGATTTTCTTCACACTATCAAGTCTTCCGTCGCTTACCATTTTAGAGGCTAGATGTTTAATAGCATCCTGAGCACCTTTTGGAAGTGAGAGAATAGTTGCTTTCATATCTCCTGGAGAAAGTTCTGTAATTACATCTTCAAGTTCCCCTACGGAATATAACGCTTCATAAAGTTTCTTAAGCTGAGGAAACTGTGAAACAAGTTCTTCATCTTCAATTACGAAAAGTGGGTTCATAACATAACCATTATTTGATCTGATTGCTGCCTGCAAATCCTGATATTCAACCTCAACGATATCACCGGCATCAACCCAAGAATATAAAATATTTGACTTAAGCCCTGGCATATAAAGTCCTCCATTTGTAATAGATTTACATGGAATTCCATCAGACGGAGCATAAGATTTCTTTTCTTTCTTTACTTCTTTAACATCTGCTGTTTTTACTGGTTCAGCTTTCACAGATTCTGTAGTAGACTCTGTTTCAACAGTTGTGTCAGCGGTAGTTTTTGCTTTTGTTTTCACTGCAGTAGTTGCCATGAAAATGTCCTCCTTTTATTCAAATAGTCGCGCATCTATATGACACGCGACTATAATATTATTTTACAACAAAATTTTAAGCGAGAGTCCAAACGCCAAAATAACGTCCGATCTGAGTTCCAACACCCATTGCTCTCTGTACTTCGTATTTCATTGTATCGTCCATACGGTCACCTTTATCTGTGATTTCATAAATTTCTGTCTCTCCGACATCAACAAATTTGATGAATTTATCTTCGACCTGTGGCATAATGAACAGAGTCTTAGGATCCATTAATTTCTTAGTTGTATCATTCAGAGCGAATCTCTGCGGAATCTCAACTAATGTATATGGACCATAATATCCAAGACGTCCCATTGTAGCAACATCTCTCTTCTGGTCATCTGTAATCCAGTCAACATCCATAAGTTTCTGGAACTGAGCAAGACCAGTTCTTGTACCCATGATGACGACCTGAGCACCATCATTTGCAAGAGATACATCTTCAAGCAGCTCATCAAGCTTATCTTTTGTAGCATTTGAAAGAGCACCTGTACCCTGGAACTGAGCTGGAAGTTTCTTTCCTGCGTTCATCATTTCTGCATAGATATCATTCTGAATCTGTCTTACAAATGCAGCAGCACACTGATCTGTAAATTTAGACCAATCAAGTCTTCCTGCCAGATAGAGATCAATATCAGCACCAACAGCAATACCGTATACACTTGTTGTTACAGTGTAGCTTTCCCCAGAACCAAGTCTCTGTAAAGTAAAATCATGATGGTCGCCAGCGATTTTTGTTGTAGATAAAACAACTTTATCGTCTGTCCAGAATTCCTGTGAATCACCACGGGAAAGGTTTCTTGTTTCAACATAGTTATTGAAGAATTCAGACTCTTTAAAGCCTGTCTCAACTTTAATATCAATTTCTTCTTCCATAACTTCGAACAGTTCAATACCATGTTTATTCATAGCACGTTTTCTGTCACGTTTTGTAGAATTTTCATTTAATCCCATAATTGCATAAACAAATTTACGAACTGCACTTTCTGCGTCGCGTTTTGTAATTTTATTTCCTTCGTCATCAAACATTTCGTTTGGATTATGATTAAGATCATATGTAAGCTTTTTGAAGCCTTCATAATTTTCTTCTGGTGTAACACCGTCTTTGCACAGATTAGAAAATACTTCCTGAACATGTGCACTTAAATCAGCAAAATTCATTTTACGTCTCATTATTTTCTTCCTCCTTTCCCTAAATTAACCAATTTTTAATTTTTTGTTTTCACAAGTAACTGTCGCTTTTTCAGCTGGCTCTCCGTCAAATCCCTCAGCGGAAACCTCAAATACGTCACCTTTATGAAGATCATATCCTCTTACAACGTCACCTTTCGCGTTATAAAAGTTAGATTCTTTCTTCCATTTGTTTGTCCAATCCTCTGCAATAAATGCCTGCATGTAAACAAACAGAGCATCTCCTGGATCAACAACCTCTACATACCAATTACCATTAGCAGCCTGTTTCTGAATTTTACCTTCAAATTTAGTAACAGCAGCTTCTGTGTAACGGTCAAGATCTTCAAAATCGCCTCTTGCTACAAGATTTCCATTATCTGTATCAGAGGTCAGTGTAATGTTATAAATGTGTTCTCCACCATTCTGAGCAACAAGCTTAGAAGGGAAGGCCACGGCATGTTTAGAAATCTGATAAGAAATTGCCATAATTTTTCTCCTTTCAAAATTTTAGTAATAAAAAAATCACTCCCAAAGGAGTGATTCAAAATTTGTCAAACGACCATATAAAGCCATATGCTGTATTCCGAGAACAATTACATGCTTTCCATATATTTTGATAAAAATAATTCGGATGCATTTGCCTTAAATGATTCGCATTAACATATTCTGCTATTAAATTTTTTTCTAAATCATATTGATATATATGCTTATTTCTAGGATAATTATCAGATGAAAATTGTTGAGATATAAATTCAAAATTTTCAGGTAAATTATCATAAAAATTAAAATGCTTTCCTTTTATTAATCCATTTTTATTTTTTATTGCTTGAAGTAAACTACCTTTATGAAATCCATAATAATTTGATACAGTTTCAATAGAATCAAATATAATAGCGTCTTCATAGCAATATACAAGACGACTTCTACTATTAAAATGTCCCTCATTAATGAATCTGACATTTGGTGGTAAATCTTTATATGGATTTGTACTCATAATAGTTTCTTTGTCCAATATTCCAGTATTCATTGCTTCTCTTAAATATTTTATTATGGTTCTTTGTTTCATACCTGTCGATACTTCAAGCTCGTCGAGATATTTTGTACCAGATTTATAACAATCAATAACAAGTTTGAATTTAGACTCTAATGAACTTAAATGACATTTCTCCCAGTCTACACAAGATAGATCAAACATAGATGAGAGAGTAGTATAAATAGATTCTTTTATGTATTCATATCGATTATTATCGTTATAATTGCAATCAATACGCAACATAATGTATCCATTTTTCCTTGCTATATCATCTTTTGTCTTATCAATTAAAATCGTTTTTTGTTTTGTTCTATCTGATATTTCATTATGTCCATGCCCCAAACCACCATCAGTTTCAATTATGTATTTACAATTATTATAATCAAAAACGAAATCATATATATAACTTTGAGTCCAAGGCTCTTTAACATGATATTTAAAATCAATATTTAATTGACTTAAAACATTCGCCATAAATTTTTCTGGATATGAAAATCCATCAGAGCACGTTACACAAGGCACTCTTCCCGAACGAACAATATCACAAATAGACCGAACATAAATTTTATTACAACAAGGGCAAACAAATTCTATTTTTTTAGAACTTGAAACACCGTTATGAGCATCTTCTCGATTTTTAAATAGCGGAATTAATTCAGGATATTTTTCATCAACATAATTCTTAGGAATATTTTTCCACATATCTTTCCTCCTTGAAAAGAAAGATTTATTGCTGTCTCACGACATGTACTTTCTATAAATAGAAAATAGTGGAAAATATTCCACTACTACATCATAAAACAAATATGTTATTTTGCATTATGCAAATAAAGATCCATATCTATTTTTCTTTTTAGTCTGTGATGGATTTCCAAAAGTCTTTTTACTTACTGTTTTTTTTCCGGTATTATCATCATGCATATCACCATCTTCAACAGCAAAATTTAACTTGCCAGACTTAGCATATGACAGCAATATAGTATCAAGTTTAGACTTTAATTCATCAACTGAAAATTCTGTATGATTTTCTTTTAAACCCTTGAATTCTTCTGATTCATAAATTCCTTTATAATCATCTGACTCAAAAAGTGCATTTTTAGCTTCGTCAGCCTCTTTCTTTTCATAAGAAGCAAGTTTATCTGAAATTGCAGCATAATTTGATCTCATATTCTGAAGTTCAGAATATTCAGAATCAGTCAGTAATTCACGATGAAGATTATATCTTTCACCATCAAATGAAACATTGTCGCCATCTTTTTTATATGCCTGTCCAAAGATTTTATCTCCATCCCAATTCTCATATGTAAAATGAGAATCATATACAGAATTAATAAAATACCAATCATTATCTGCTTCTTCATATGCATTTAATAAGTTATAAAGTGCACAACGAATATCGCTGTGAGAAAGTTCAAATGATTTTACGAATTTTTCTGGTTCTGTAGGAGCAGGATCACCTGCCGGATCAGTATTAAACGCCTTAGCAAAGGCAGCCTCCAGTTCTTCATCTGAAAGACCTTCATATGTAAAAGTAATATCATCTACAGTTTTTTCGTATTTCTTTAAAAGTTCTTCAAATTTGTTCACCTGATTGTCCTCCTTTCCATCAGCATTTTTTTTATTGAAATTAGAGAGAGTAGCATTGATCTTCTCTAACATTTCAAGCATTTTAGTATTTACATCAAAATTAGAATATACAGAATTTTTTGATTCAAAATCAGCAAGCTGAACATTACTTCCAGCCATACCTGGACCAACATTTTCATTTAGTAAAGTCAATCCACTAACATAATAATCATCCAGATTTAACACTTTATCCTTAGCATTAAATGATAATTCTCTAATACTCAATTCAACACTACAATCAACCTGTTGTCTACGCTGCATAATATCAATTGCGTCCTGACAATATCCTTCCCAGAGGTATCCCTGAATTACAGCTCTGTTAACTCCGGCTTCTTTATCATATTCAATTGTATAATCTTTTTTGATTACACCAACTGGACGTTCCTGATAAGTGATTTTTTCTTCTCCATTTTCATCAGTTTCCACTGTAAAATCATGTGATCCAAAATCTTTATTACCATCAGAATTTTCAACGATATTTGCCAGAATAGGGCGATATGGTATAGATTGTGTATTTTCCTGAAATGTATCTTCGTTGATATTAGATTTGTTTAAGTTGACATGATCATGATATGCAGTAGCGTTAAAAGGACATAATCCTTCTGTATGCTTATTATCATCAGATTTTCCAAATGTAGCGACTGCTGGCATTTGGACGCTAATTTCTGCATTAGATTCTTTGCTGCTGAATTTAGAAAAATTATTCTTCATACAAAATTCAATCAAATCGTCAATAGTTAAGAATTTCTTCAAGATTTTCCTCCTTTCTTTGAGTAATTCTCCTCAAATAGAAGAGGAGTAATCAAATAAATAATTTATCTGAATAGACAACATCGCTTAAATTGTTAAACAGCATTTTGTTGTCATTTAAAAAAGTCCACTGTTTACCATTCTGGCTCACAAGATGAAAACCAGTCTGAATAAGCAATGAAGCTGATTCATCGTTTGTTGTAATTATAAATTTCTTATTATCCATAATTATTACCCTCTTATTTAGCCTTATCAGCTTTATCTTTTGATGCTTCTCCATCGTCTGTGATTTCTGTAGAATCTTTTGTTGGGGCACCACCAGTATCCGAGCTACCACTTTGGGTGTATGAAGTCTGCAATGGAACAAATAAATTCGATATTCCAAGAACCTGCTGCTCTAATACATTTAATGCCAGAGTTTCTTTTTCAGAAAATTGATTAAGAGTATTGTATGCAAGAGCTGTAGGAAGACCATTTTGCGCCCCCTCCAAAAGTTCTTTTTTGAATTCATCTTTTGTATAAGCAGAAACTTCAAAGAATTTTACCTTGGCTGGGTTAGAGACCCAATATGTAAGGAAGCGGTTAACCCATCCCTGAGTCTGTGGTAGAAGCATAGAAATAGCTAATTCTGTATCGGCACGAATTGCTGCTCCAAAAGCTGTTGTACCTGAGATGGTAGCACTATTAAGAATTTGAGCGCCACCAGAAGAATTGAAAAGAGTTTCTGTAGCTTTTGCTATTTTGTTCGTATCTGTTGCTTTATCATTATTAAACGAAATCTGATCTAATTTTCCTGGTACAATAGCAGCAGAAGTATAGTCAGGAAGGCATTCATTAATCATCCTGTTAAAATACTCAATAACAATATCCGGATTAACTTTCCAATCGTCTGGATCCTCACTACCAGTTATCGTTTCAAGTTCTAACCAGATCATTTTATAAATATCCTGAGCGTCAGCAATAGCCTGTAGATCGTCTAAATCAATAAGATTGATAATTCCAGATAACAAACCAGAAAATGGTGGAACTACAGTTTCCCAATCTTCAGCTCTGGCTTTTAAGCAAATAGCATATTCATCTGGCATAGGCTGCCACTTTCCATTTGTAGTATCACTTTCATAGGCACGATACATTGACTGGAAGGGTTCACCCCATAATTCCAACATAGTCTGTCTGGATCTGAAATAACTCATATCCATTACAAACGCGAAATCCCCGGTATTGTATATACCAGAAATTTTACAATAATCTGGATCAAGCGGAAGAATAAACATTCCTATTTCATCATAATAAGCGCATCCATAAAAAACATCTTCTCTAAAACAAATAGTATAAGCTTTTAAGAACTCATACTGAAGATTTAACTTATCCAACACATTTAATGTGTCCTGATAAGAACTAAGCATGGCATTCGTATCTACGCCTGCAACCATATCATATTCCGGAATAACAGATCTTGCATCTAAACAAAACATGTTTGCATTATATGCAATTAATCTATAATAAGCATGACATCGATAATAAAGATATCTTGATAAATTTCTTAAATTCTTTTCATTACTTCCAATATTTTGCAGGTAAGTACGAAGACTGTCCTTACTATAAGCTGTCACCGCTTTAGTGCTTGTCTTAGTGATATCACGAAGAGATTTTGCTCCTTCCATAGCAGCAGCATAATTTTCAATATTTTTTTTATTTTTCTGATACCAATCACGCATTTCAGCCGTATTATTCAGCTGAGAAGGTGCTGGATCAATTTTTTTTGCAGTAGAAACTTTTTTTGCAGAAATATTTCCTTGTTGTCTAGCCAAGTAACAGCACCTCCTTTGAAATATCATATAATTATATTAAGTTTCGAACATAGAATGTACAACGCCTTTTCTAATCGTAAGTTTTTGAACTAACGATTTGTCAACTTTAGGTTTACGTTTTGCAGTAATATTTTTCCGGCGTTCAGTTTGAAGAGCATAAGAACACATACATGTAACGTAAGCTCTATCGTCATGAAGACGGTTAGCTTTTTCAGGACACAATTCAAATGAATCTTTTCCTGATTGTCGTGGAATACGGATCATATTTACAAGTTCCTCTTTTAATGCATCGATACTTGAGAGAGAAGCTTCTTCTTGCCAATTTAATTTTTCAATATGGCTCTTAACATTTTGAAGTTTATCTAATTCTTTTTGAACATTGTAATCAATTTCTTCATCTGTCATTTTCTGTTTTTTATATTTGGCAATTAGATCTTTTTTAGTTTTTTCATATTTATCCTTATCAATATCAAATATTGTAAGATATCCTTTGTTATCGTATGTGGCCGTAAACTCAATTTTATCCTGATTCATCATCTCAATCATGGCTTCATACATTTCTGATTTGTATTTAGTTGGTTCCATTAAATGAAGCTTATTGACTGCATTTGGGAATTTTTTAACATATTCTTCTGAATATTCTTTGTCAATCAGTCCTCTATGAGTTTTACCGGATTTATCTTTCCAATCAGGCATTAAATAGTCAGCAATATTAACACCACCACCACCAGAACCGGCATCAATATAAACTCCGAGAATATTGCTGTAGTTTTCATCCCCACCCTGGTTATAATCGAGAATAACTTGTTTCAAATATTCAATCTGGGCTGGTGTTTGCATAGGTTTCTTTTTCTTTTTATTGCTTATATCAATAAGATTTATACAATTTAAAAGTCTCATTTTATATTCAAGATCCCCATCTTGATTTTTTTCAGAGTAAATTTCACAAACCAAAATTACCGAATTATCTCGACTTCGAGCCGGGTCATATGCGATAACAATTTTTCTTTTACCAGTATCGTTATATAACACTGGTTTACGAATCACTTCATTACGCGCAATAACACCTCTACGAATAATCGCATTGGCACCTGCATCAGAAGTAAATTCACAATAATACTCTCTACGCGCTTTTTCTGGATTAGAACGCATTTCTGCAGCTACTGTACCGGGTGTTAACAAAGGCTCCATTGTTTCTCCACGAATAGTTGGTTTAAATGCAACTTCACAATCAATATGAGCTACAAAATAATCAGGATCTCCCATGAGTTGTCTTTTGCTAAAATCTCTATATAACTTATAGAATTTTGTATCTGTAGAAGAAGCAGAAGAAATATAAAATAATTGGTTCGGAATATTTGATGGAATACATCTTAGACGGTTACGATCGATTGATTTGCCATCACGATCCTTACCAGACTTAAAGCTTTTATTTACAATTGCAAAAGCTGCATATACCGACATCATTTCTTCATCAAGGAATCCACATTCATCAAATACAACACTACCACGCATACCTCTTTTTTTATCTACATTACTGTTAAGTGTTTGAGTAAATGAGCCATTATAAAGGGAATATGAGAATCCATTAGAAGAGTGACTGAAGCCATCTCCAGCAGCATTTTTAATTTCAATTTCTGCCTTAAAAATATAACCTGTAGAACCAAGCATAGTATCTATATTATCATTCGCAAGCCTTTCAAGTGTTGTGAACGTTTGTTCCGCCTGCGATCCAGAACCGGAAGCAATATATGTCCAATAGTTATTAAATAGCATATCTTTTGCCATGATCATAATATCTATCAATGTAGATTTACCAAATCCACGGGTGCACACTAACAAAACATTCGGACAGTTCCAGGCTCTCTGAATTACCCATGCTTGTGCATCAAGTAATTCTATATTAAAAAAATCATTTATAAATCTTACAGGATTGCATTGATAATATTTCTGAAGATTTGCAATTTTCATAAAACCTTCAAGTTTGCGTGAAGATAATGGGTAAACTCCAGGCTTTACAAAAATCTTATTTCCCTGTTCACAATAATTAAGCTTCGGAAGCTCTTGAATCAGATCCGGATTCATCATCACCAGTCACCTCCGTTTCTTCCTCTTCATCAGAGGAGAAGCAGGAGAATAGTTCATTCAAATCAACTAAATTATCCGGCTCTATTAAATTATGTTCTTCCATATAATCTTTAAGATCAATATTTTCACGTAATAAAATACGAGAAATTTCTTTGTAATTGTCCAAATCATCACGAAGCTTTGTTATCATTTCTCTTTGTTCTGCTAGCATATCAGAATATTCTGATTCATCCAGTCGGAGCTGCTTCAATATAGAAGCATTACTCATATCCATAACCTGACGCATACCACGACAAGTTCCGATATCGAATCCGTTTACTTCACCTTCACGCAAATTCATTTCTTTGATTTTACGTATTTTACCAGTCCAAGTATTTTCACCTTTTTTAGCATTTTTATTATTCTTTAAAGAAATACAACTTTCAGCAGCGAGATCCTTAATAATGGCAGTAAGATCTTTTTTACTCGCCTGTAGTGTTTTTATTGTAGCGGAATTTGTTCTAAGTTTTTGAACGTCAGACATATAAGTAGCAATAGCATTATCAATTTTTGATTGCTGTAAAAATGCTCTTACAATAGAAATAGCAGAAGCAGTACGCATCATATCGTCATTTGCGTCTTCACTAGAATCAAGCAACCCAATTAATTGAGAGTATAGAAATGGTTGATCAGACAATGCTTCTTGTTCAAATGGATCATATCCAATCAACCTAATTACATCAGCTTTATTCTTTTCAAAACCTTCATAATTATCCTGGGACTCCTTGCCTTTTATAACATCTGCAGGAGTCTTTTCATCTTCATATATAATTTTTTGTTTAAAAAAATCAGAATCCTTGAATTGTTTTCCAGAATATTGCTGCATTGCAATGGTTCTTATATATGTACTCCATGCATTTTGTTTTGCTCCTGGAATACCAGCATTTCTTTCAGCTGCTTGAACACTACTATTATAGACATTTTCTAAAAACGGTTTATTCAAATACTGTAGAGCAAGAATAATTGATTCTTTTGTCGGTTTATGTTCTTCTCCATTTTCATCTGTTCTTAATGCAATCTTTCTAGCACATTCAGAACAAATAGCTGCATATCCAGACTTTACTAAAGGATCCGTATTTTTATAAAAATTTTCTCTATTTTTCTTTTTAGGTTTTCCGCACATATAACACCATGCGGTATCTTCTTTATATACTCGAATTTCTTCTTCGAGCGCCTCTATTTTTTTCTTCATCTGAGTCGGAGTCATTTTTACCGGCTCAATTTTCTTAGTTGTTGCCATAAACAACTCCTCCTTGTACTCATAATAAAAAAATGGGCGTAGTAGGATTCGAACCTACAAAAACCTGATCCTAAGTCAGGCGCGTCTGCCAGTTGCGCCATACGCCCAGAAAATAGGAGAGCAAGAACGCTCTCCTGAAATGTATAATATAAGCAGCAACGCCACTCATACTATTCTTTAAGTTCAGTAGCAATACCAGATTTAATTAAAAATCTCGTTTCTGCATCAAGCACTTTTTCAATAACTTCTTTATCAAATCCAGTATTCTCATGTATAAAATTTAATATTTCGTCGAACTCGACAAACTGTTCTTCATTATTTGTTTCCATAAATATTTTCCTTTACAATTTATAATGATGTTCGTCTACAAGACCGTTTCCCTGTTCAAATACAAACATAGAGGCTCCTGCATTTGACACCTTATTAATTGAATAGCTATACGGATTTACACCAATAATCGAACGTACAGAAATATATTCTGAATTGATTCCAACATCTCCAGTAGTCAAACTATGCCAATGGCCTGAAATAATATAATCCAAAGGCACTTGATATGTTTTTGAAAAATCTTTCAAAGAATCACCTAGATTTTTTGTTTCAAAATGTCCTCCAAGAATTGTATATGTTGCAAGTTGTGCATATACAAGACCGGTTGGATTTTCTATAATTTCAACATTACGATTATCCTTCATACGTTCTTTCATAAAAACCAATATGGATTTACTCATATCTTCATCTGGAAAAGCATTTTTAGGCTGTCCTACTAATCTCAACTGATTGTGATTCGAACGTTTTACCATTTGAAATTTAATTCGAACATGATTACTTAATTCATTAAGCCATGTAGATAAAAAATCAGCATATAATATGGCAGAGTCAATTATTCCATATCTCAACTGCATAAGCTGAGAATTTGCACGAAGAATTCCATCTAAGGCATCGCCTAGTTCAAAAATATTTAAAACTTGAATATGATCTTTTTGAATTTGCTCAATAACTTTATTGTATAAATCCCACATACGATTCTTGAATATTTCCGGACTATATGCATTTAAAATATTTCCATATAAATCTTTAATCTCAAACTCAACTCCAAAATGAGCATCCGAAATTGTAAGAAGATATTCTTTATTCATATGTACTGGGGGAATGTACCCTGGTACATTTAATGGCTGTAATTGATTAACAGCATTTACAATATGTTCGGCAATTAGTTCATCCCTAGAATACTCACGAATCCATTTATTAAATTCTTGCTTTTCAGTCTGTAATTTAATACGTTCTTTTTTTAAAGCTATCTCATCAGAAAATCGTCCTAATTGAATAGAAGAGGATGGGAATAAATCCCATCCTGCATCTATATATTCTAAAAGTAATTTAGACCCTTTACGAATTGTATCGCGGTGCTCTGGCTCTTTACCATGACTAGAACGAAAATCTGCAACATCTTGCCACTCAATAGATGTATCTATTTGTTTTTTCTTAATAAGATCAAGCTGTTCTTTTAGAAATTCGTTATTATCCATATAAAATACCTTAATCTAATTCATCAAGATTGATGATTTCCTCAGTCTTAGTAGTAGTAGACATGTCAAAAGGTTTATCACCATATGCCTTTTCAAAGATATCTAAAATATCAATGATTTCACCATCCATATCTACAAGTTGTTCGTCTACCATATGAAGACCTTTGAGTTTACCATCATATTTAACAGTTTTTTTTAATTCCATGTTATTTTCTCCTTATTCTCCTTGACATATTGAACGTATAATAGTAAAATGATATTTGTGAAAGTTTAAAATAATATTCAGTATTAAAGAATATCTGATAAATCACAATCAATACCAATAATCTTATCTACAATTCCTTTTTCTTTTGCTTCATCTGGGAACATATAATATTCACGATCCTTGATTTCCTCAAGATATTCTGCAGTCATATTTGTATGTTCTACCATAAAATCATTCAGATGTTGCTCTAATTTATCATAAAATTTCTGAATATCTTTACCTTTATTAGATGAACTTACATATCCAGTCTGTCCATCATGATAAAGAACTACTGTATTTGGGAAGCAGTAACGTTTATGTCCTGCGGCCAGAATATAACATGCCATAGAAGCACATTTGGCAAATCCCACTGTAATAATTGGAGTAACAGACGTCTTAATAGAGCTTAAAACCTGGTACCCGGAAATAACATCACCACCATCTGAATTGAGATAGAGATAAATTGGTTTCCTACATGATGCCGGAAGTGCCTTATCCTCTTTATTCCATTTCATGATCATTAAACATATATTTTCAATAACATTGTCATCAATAGTTTCGTTGACAATAATTTTTCTTTCTTTTAAATGCTCCTTGATAGTGCTCTGATAGAGACTATCGTCTTCTAAAATGTCTAAAAATTCCATATTCCTTGTTCTCCTATAAATAAATAACCATATCTTTTGATGAAGCAATCACTTTAAATGATTTGTTTTCTTTAGATATGGCTTCTTTTAAGTCTTCCTTTATACTGTTTTTCGCGACAACAGATCCGTGAACTAAAACTAATTTTTCTGTATTTATCTTCGATCCAAATTCAATTAGTTCATTTCTATTGGCATGACTTGAAAATGTACCTAAAGAAATACAGTCAGCTTTATTTTCAACCTTATCGCCACTTATTTTTATAAATTTATTTTCCTTATAATTTTTAATTCGATATGATAAATAAGAATTGTCTGCTCCCGTATATCCACTAAAAATCACCATGCTTTTTTCATCATTCAAATATTCATGTAAATAGGAAAGGATTCTACCATTCGTACAGAATCCTGAACTACTTAATATAATTTTTGGTGAATGATTTTTTACACATGCTAAGGAATCTTCTTTTTCTTTTATAAACTTCACATTCTCCCAATTGCATACACTATTCCATAATTTCAAATCGTCTTCAGATAGAAGAGTAGTATATAGATCACAAATATCACATGATAATATTGAATCAACTACAATGTCATATTTGAAATTTATATCATCATGAAAAATGTTATATAAATTGGTAAGAATTTCTTGTGTACGGCTGAAACTAAAACATGGCATGATTACTGTTCCTCCACGTTCTGTAACCGTATCAACTGCTGCTTTTAAATGTTCTAAATCAAATTTTCTTGTCTTTTTATTAATTCTGCCTGGTTCTCCATACGTACATTCCATAATAGTTACTTTATTAAAAGTATCTGGGATTTCAGTATTTGGAACATAATAATTTTTTGTATTAATGGATCCAATGTCAGAAGTGTATAATATAGAATTTGATACACCATTTTGATCTTTAAGAATTAATTGAAGCTGTCTAGCTCCGAGACAATGGCTATTTTCAAACCATTTAAAAGAAACTATTTCATCAAGAACATATAATTCATGTACATTATCATATTCATATATATAATTTAAAGTCGTAGCTACATCCTCTTCTGTGTAAATAGGAGAGTAGTTACGTTTATATTTAAATGATAAAGCATTTGCTTCACTCAACAATATAAAAGCACAATTATATAATAATGGCTTCATTAATTGAGCAGTTGCATGTGAAGCGATAATTTTTCCATTAAAACCTTCTTTTATTAACCTTGGAAGTAAACCAATATGATCAACATGTGTATGTCCTACAAAAACATAGTCGATCTCTGAAGGTTTAAATGGAAATTTCTGAGAATTGATATTATATGAATCCAGATAATTATTGTTTTGAAATAATCCGCATTCAAGTAATATTTTTTTTCCATTATATTTTATGTAAGTGCAGCTACCTGTAACATCGTCAGCATTTTGACCTATAAAGTAAATGCCATCTTCTTTTTTCTTCCTGCCTATGTCAAACACCAACTTTCAAATTATTTTACTGCTTAAAATCGAAAATCTTTATCTCTCGGTTTTACAGTAAGAAAATCGGTCTGATTGATTGATTCTCTGTATCTGTTTAACATCTCGACACTACGAACATGCTCTACAAGAAAATAGCTTTTTGCTTTACTTTTATGGTGTTTATTACGTACACGTACATCAAAAGCTCTTCCATGATTACGTAAGTATTCTGCTTCTTTTTGACTGATATTAACCAATTAAGTTTCCTCACTTTTATTTATTTGTAGACTCAAAAGGCTCATTATCTGTTGCAATCAGAGACAAAACCTTCTAATAAACCTAATCCATGCGTATACACATCTCATAGTAAAACTTATCTACCTGTTTTATGGAGTTTTGATTTAATTTGTCAACCTAGTGGGAGAGGAAGGACTCGAACCTTCGATGTTTCTTTGTGGGGGATTTACAGTCCCTTGCCTTCGCCGCTAGGCTACTCTCCCTTGTGTTAAGATGGGCAGCTACCCTTATCGAATATATAACCATAAGTGGAGGTCATATATTCTGTTGGAACCTTAACTTTCCATATAATTTTCGGTAAAATTATTAAAAAACTTAGCCGCGTCTCGTCCTGACTAAATCCCGCCAGATTTTTTCGCTACAAGGTATCTGGAACTTACCTAACACGCCCCCAAAGACTCGAACTCTGACTAACCGGGTTGGAGCCGGTTGTACTACCAATTATACGAAAGGCGCAAATAAAGGTGACTAATGGGATTCGAACCCATATAAGGCGGAACCACAATCCGCTGCATTGCCAAGTCTGCCATAGTCACAACGCTGCACACAGGATTCGAACCTGCAAGCCCTTTCGGACCAACGGTTTTCAAGACCGCTTCCTCACCAACCCGGACATGCAGCAAAATAAAAGGCAGGAAATTGATCCTGACTTTCAACCGGAATCAATCCGGTTATCTTTATATTCATGATATGCTACAATCACATAACCAAGAGTTACATGGTAGGATTTTCACCTACGAATTCCCACAGGAGGTGGGCTGTAATCTACATATCTTGTAGCGCAAAGTAGAGTAATCGAAACTCAATCCCAATATAGGATCACATGACTTAGCAGGCCAGTTCCACACCTAGTGAATTTACTTTGCAAAATACGGCTCCACGGAGAGTTGAACTCCGGACTCCTGCGTGACAGGCAGGTGTTATAAACCGCTTAACTATAGAGCCAAAATAGGAGGGGAGAGAAGGACTATACAATCCTTCTCATAAACAAAATGCGTAACCAAACAAATCAAAAGAAAGTATAATACTTTCAAATACTACTTCTGGGACTCGAACCCAGACTCCATTATTGGAAGCAGATCTTAAGTCTGCTGCGCCTGCCAATTACGCCAAAGTAGCATATTATTAAGCACTATACGAGAATCGAACTCGTATCGTCTGGTTGGAAGCCAGAAATCATAGCCTTTAGACCAATAGTGCAAAATGTCCGGTACGGGATTTGAACCCATGTTACCGCCTTGAAAGGGCAGTGTCCTATACCGCTAGACTAACCGGACTTATTCATCTAGGAAGCAGAGGTGCTGCCCCTCTTTTTATTTTATTACTTACTAAAACACAATTATCCGCGGCTTGTGTTCGTTCAGGCTTATTCAAAAACACGCGCATTTCTTCATAAGCAGCATCGTATTGGCACTTCCCATATATTTAAGCTGGAAAAGCAGGAGTTGAACCTACATTTGATTCGCGAGATCATGTTTTGCCAGTTAAACTATTTTCCAATATTTTTTATTTATGCTGAGATTACACATAAATATAGAAGCTCTTTCGAAACATTATGGTTTCTTTTCTTATCCACTATACGCCGCTTCGCGCACATATAGTAAGCTTCAACAACCGCCTTGTTTAGAGTGGCACTTCTCTTTAGCCGCATAACTACTCTGTTGTCATCATTCCATTGACGCTGCCGCGCCACAAAGTTCCGCTAAGAACACTGTGCAGAATCGGACAAACATATCAGAGTCTTGCGAGACTCATCAATGACCATATTGCATAAAATATACTATGGTATTAGGCTGCTTTCGTTATGCAGAGGTGTAGACTTTCGCTGTAGAATATAATATCAAATATCACACTTGTAATTTCTATTAAATCTTTTAAGTTTTGAGCTTTTTAAATTCAATAAGTATAAGTAATTATTTATTATCTGAAAAGTCTTCTCTACTGAAGATGTGCTACACCAGACGCTCCGATCCCTTTTGAGGATAAGAATACATCACACCTTCATATCGTTCGGTTATTATCCCTACTAAATGTCCATACAAGCTAATTTGGCACATACCAATTCACTTATACAAATGGCTATCACCTTTGCTTAATAAATGCTCAGATTGAATAACCTCCTGATTCACCATCATATCTTCACAGTTTGCATGAACTATCCAGTTTGCGGCCGGAAAGTGTTCCTCAGCAGTCGCCCTTGGACCACCTTATCGTTCCCTGTTTCATGATACTATTTCCGCATAGGATTTAATCTTTTCACTTACCTATACGAAACGAGACCTTTTGAGTCTCTGGCATGTCAGTTTTGCTTAGATTGACTGCAATATAATTGCTTATACCGCAGCGACAGTGTGTAAATCTGCCTTTATACGCCTCACAGCGCACTATCGGAGCCAAGCCTCCATAATGTAATTAATTAAACAGAAAGGGTTGGCATATACATTTGTATATGACAAATAGCGGGAGATGGATTCGAACCATCGTCTCTAGGGTATGAACCTAGCAAGGATCCACTCCTCTATCCCGCAGTTGGAATGACACGATTTGAACGTGCGATGTCCTGGTCCCAAACCAGGCGGATTGCCAAACTATCCTACATTCCAATATAGAGCCTGTATTTCTACAGGCTCAAAGTATTATTTACGCATTAACAGCGTCTTTAATTGCCTTACCAAATTTGCATTTTACTGCGTTCTTTGCATCGACCTCAACAGATTCACCTGTTCTTGGGTTACGTGCAATACGTGCATCCTTATGTACAACAGAAAGAGTAACACCATCCATCAGTTTTACCTCGTCGCCTTCAACCAGCGCACCATATGTTACGTCCTGCACAGCTTCCATAATTACTTTAATATCTTTCTGTGTATTATTTGTTGCTTCTGCAACAGCCTTAATTAATTCAACTTTATTCATTGTTAGTTCTCCTTTTTCTCATAAAAATAATAGTTATATAAAGCAAAAGCAGTGTACCGACCAGCACACTGCCTTGAATTATCAATATTTAATTTTCAATTATTTGCTGAAAATGTTTGATGCAATTTCAGCTCCAAGATCGTCTAAAGTACAGAAGGAATTGATATATGATACCATTTCATTACCGTCTTTATCTTCGCGCTTGATTTCAATCCCTTTACATTCAGGATTTTTACAAGCCATAACATTACCATGTATATATGTCATTGGGGTGCCACATGCTTTACACTTATGTTTACTAAGAAATCTTTCCTGTTGTTCTTTTAATTTCTTCTTATCAGAAGTTTTCTTTGTCACGGGCTTCATTCCCCATGCAGTTCTCATTTCTTCAAGTGATGTAAAGTGTTCTGTTGTCCCTTTGGACATTCTATAATTGCTCATGATTTTTCTCCTTGTAGTCAAATATATTTGATTTTTTTTAGCCGTGTATTTAACGCCCACGGCAGGCTACTACACAAAAAAATTCGAATCCCATATTTAAACACGCATTGGAGACAGCGCGGAGAGTTTCGCTTTTCTTCAAACAGCTGTCTGCATACATGTACACATATCCTGCGCAAAATATGTGCCTGAAGATGCAACGAAGCGAAAAGTTATTCCCCTCATATACCGGACGAATTTGTATTTACGATTTTTGTTACTTTTAAAGGGTTTTAGGCTGATTTTTTTTCAGACATTCTGCAGTTTTTCGAGAAATTTTGTAAGAATGCTTCTCTGTCCATTCTATATAATAGATTAAGAAGATTTCTTGTATAACGTGAATAATCCTTTTTTCTTCCCATATTACTTGTATTAAGAGCAATTTCAATCAATCTGCTCATAGTCTTTGGATTTTTTATTTTTATTTTTCTTAATTCCGCTAAAATCTGATCGAATCTCTCGGTATATGCAAGAATTTCATCATCAGACATATTATCTTTACTTAAAAGCTCAAGTTCTTTTGCATATCCTAAAATTTTTTCCATTTGCCTAGCGTTTGCTTTGCCTTTTACTTTTATTACAAGATCTTCAGTAGGAATAGTATTAGTAGAATGTATCGGCTTGATATCATCCATAACAATCTGTAAACTATTCATCGGACATATATAATAGGAAGAAATTCTTCCAGATAACTTTTCTTTCTGCTGATCAACCAATTCTCTTTCCACCTCTTTACCGTTCTTTGTATATTGAATCTTACGCGTATATCTCATGAATTCTGGAAAATCTCGACGCACCTGTTTCTTATTACCAAATTCGTCCTCAACTTCCTCTAACTGCTGCATACAAGGAAGTTTTTTAATACGCTTTATTTCTTCTATAGCATCCACTTCATATTCACGTTTACATCCGTCAATAATAACCTGAGCTAGTACCGAAAGAATAACAAAGTTGTCATATAATTCACGACTTGGGTTAGTCCAATAATAAGTCATTGCAAGCTGTGCGAGATTACTTGATTCTCCAATACCAATACGTGATTTGGCGAATTTATTATCCATACGAGCGTATTCTTTCATTGTATTCTTATATGTAAGGCCACTTTCTTTGAGTTTATTAACAATAGTAGGATACTGTTCATATGCAGCCTTAGCACTTTTAACCATTACTTCATTATTTGTCACAAAAAAGAAATCTGAATCAAAGTCGCAGCCGTTGGCACGATCCTGAATATCTGTATGAATACAATTTACTGCCATGATATTATTACTGAATACAAAATATCGTTGCATTTCATCGCTATATGTGTTATGTAAGTAACAGATGTTATTTGGGCTGTTATGTGGATTTCTAATACCACAAAGATATTCTCCATCTTGAAAACGTTTTGTATAACATTGAATAGTTCCTGGCTCAATATTAAGAGTAGGATCTGATTCCGGATCCATTCCTACAGATTTGAGTAGAAGAGCATATGGATTTCCAAATATTGTAAGATTATCTCCATCAATTGTAATTTTGCCTGTTCTAAGCCTGGTTACATATTGATTGATAATTTTACGTTTCTCTAATCGGAACCATGTACTATTTCCAAAATCCTCATTCCAATCATATAAATCTGCCAGCATCTCATAATGATTTATTATCGTAGCATTCTTCCTAAGATACTGTACATAAAGATTGTTATCATCTTTCATCCCCTCTACATAATCCACACTGGTTTTTGCCAGTTTACGCACATCATCAGTAGAGCAAGGAGATGGAACATCTATATTATAGGAAGGAAGAGTATTAACCATCTGATAACTCATCTGCTGCACACCGCCTAATTTACTTGGATGATCGGTCTTTACTATCCCCCAGTAAGATCCATCGGCATTTACGCGATCACACCAATACTTATATGCTTCAGCAGGAGTATTACCCATCAAATTCATAAATTTCTTCCATTTAATAGCATTATCAGTTGTAATCATGCGAATATCCTTGAGCTTATGCCAAATTCCGAACATATCCTGTACTGCATAAGTTTCATAATCATGTCCAGTTTTTTCACACCAATCCTTAAAAAATAACTGAATATGAGTACGAATTCCGCATGCCTTAAAGAAATGCTGTCTTAAAAGAGCCATGCCATTAACCCATTCCGGCAAAATATCAGATTCAATTAGCATTTCTCCGTCCCAGAGAGTATTTTTTACTTCGGTTTCTTCATCATGAACGACACATTTCTTTTTTATAACATTTACTCGTTTATATCTTTTAGTATATTTCGGAGTAACACCGTCTTTTAAAAATTTTCCTTCAGCAATAGCTCTTTGCTTTGCAATTTCTGTAGCAGTTTCATCCAAAACTTTTTCCTGAACTACATAATCCTCAGCTTTTACGATCTTGGCTATTGTCTTGTAGAAACTATCCGTATCTTTAATAATAAGAATGGCTTCTACAGGACAATAGAACTTTCCAACTATTGTACTGGTTGTAAGAGGAGCATATGCCGACATCTCTACAATCTTAGCATTTTCCATCGGCATTTTCTTTCCAAGACCCATCGTCAGCCAGTTATATGCTTTTTTATAAAGCTTTGAGTTAATAAACATCACCTGTCCGACTTTTGCCTTAGAAGAGTTGCGGTATAGCATTTTATAATTAATAACAGTCTTTTTTTCACCTTCTTTCTTTGTATATGAAGAAATGTATTCAACATTTACACCGTTTTCATAGAATATTTCCCGGATTTCATCTTTGGAACATTTCATATAATTGTCTTTATTATCAATTACATTTCGAAATATTGCTCGAATACGTTCCTTGGATTCCTCAGATAAAGATTTGTCATGTTCAAATGGTCCAAACTGCTTTAGCAAATGATCCATTTCTTCTTCATAACTACGACTTCCAAAATCAAAATCAAGACAAATAATGTCTCGTGTACTGGTATCATTCCAAACATTAAGTCCATTCTGTATAATATAATCACTGAATAGACTGTTACTGAACATTGCTTCAGTATAATCGTACCGGTTTCTGACTCCCTGGTTATATCCAAAGAGAGTACCGGCCTTTATATTTTTTATTTTTAATCCGAATTCAGACAAATGATATTTCTCCTTCCTCTATGTTGTATTGCATCAATAACATTTCCAATAGTAGGATATGGTTTTGTATATTTCTGCATAATAGTAATCCTTTCGTATTTTATTTAAATTATAGGATTTAGATTTCTAGTACTGACTGTTCCATAATTATTATTAGAAATTGCAGGTATACAGATAGAAGTTGTTTCAGATTCTACAATTCTACGTTTCATTTTTATAAGTTTCTTCTCTTTTTTATTTAATTCTTTATATTCTCTCTTCAAATTACAATACTCCTGCTGTAACTTAGTTTTTTGGAAGAAATTTTTACTATTTTTTAATTCTGACTTTAATTTAGAGATTCGTTTACGAATTTGTTTCACAGTCGATCCGTTTATATCTTTTACTTTTTTCTGATACCTAAATTCATAATACTTACGTAATTCAGAAGAAAAACAATTCATCAGATCAGACCATTTTGCTAATTCAATCTCTTCAATATCAACAGACTTAGCATAATCAATAATATCCTTTACAAACTCTAATGTAAGAATAAATGTTTCATATTTTAAAGTGCTTTTAAACATACGAAATTCAATGGTATCCTTATGCTGTAAATTCAATGCAGCACATTTACCTTTATCCTTATACTTACCATACAGTTCAACTATTGAATCTTCATTTTGCTTTTCACCGGCAAATTCACTATAGTCATTGTCGCGCCTTGCAATCACACAAATTTCATCATTAAATTTTTCAAGAATATAAAGGATCTTAGATATAACTAACTCTTGTGATATTCTTGATTTCCCTAAATAGCTACGATTCGCATGAATATGTAATCCGGCAGTTTCACAATCATGACCTTTATATCCTTCTTTATCAAGATATTCGAACATTTCACGGTAGTTCATTTTGTTCTTATGAAATTCCAAACTGCATGGCATAGTGTCAAATTCAATCTGTACAGTGCTATCATGTGTACTGTAAATAAGATTTTCTTCATCACTATCAGATCCATTCATAATCTGAATACATTTTTTTACTGTGGAATTTTTGTCATTATCAGAAGAGATATTATTATTTCCACCTACTTCAATCTCTGCTCCGAGCAGGAGAGTAGTATCTTCTGATTCTCCAGGCATAAAATGTTTTATGTATTTTGGTACATAATTAAATTGATGAATGTATGTTTTGAATCGGCTTGAGACAAAACTACGAAAGTATCCTCTCTCAAATTCATAACTATTAGAAGATGCCCTTACATTATCTATCAGCCTATTAAAATTGTTAATATTGTTAATATTAAGTTCCTCTTCAAAAGTAGATGTTACTTCAGACCTACGACCTCTTTGCGTAGATGATGGTTCAAGGTGACACAAACGTATAGCACAAAGTATGGTTCCATCACAGTTATATACATATGCTTTATTGCACGTAGTATCGTATAAGATTCTGCCATGAATACAATTGCTGTTTCTACTTTGTTCTGCCAATACACTATTAAGTAATTCAAAATCAT